TGCCATGAAGCGCAGCGGATGCGTGAACGCCCCACAGGCCGGTGCCACAGGCTGAAGAGAAGTCATTGGTCATATTCGACAATGAAGTCGAAACATTAACCGTGCGACTTGCGGCTGCGATGGCTAGTTGTTTGTTATTATAGGCTTGGCTAACGCTAGTGGTGCCAGTTGTTATAGCGGTTGGGCCGCTCAAACTGTAGCCAATTAGTCGATAAACTTCAATGGTGACGCCATCAACTGCTGTTGAGAAAGTGGCTACAATATTAGCGGATGTCCCAGTTGGATTAGATACCCACCAGATTTCAGAATTGCTATTTTGATTGTCCCCTGATGCGCGAACGGCTCGCTGCATAGCGAGGCCGCCAACTGTTATTGAATTTAGTTCTGCGGTCGCGGCGGCGGTGCTATCACTCCAATTGATGGACACCACAGTCATGCGACGGGGATCAGCGCCACCAACACCTTGGGCAGTAAAAGTAATAGTTGTACCAGAAGAATTTATGCAGGCGTTACTAACTGGCTTGCCAGTTGGACCGCCACCGGGAACACAAAAACCATAACGGCACTCGCGACGAAATTGCGCGTCAGCATCTGCTATCTGAAAATAGCAGACAGCGAAAAACGCGAAGAAGAATGCTGCAATGCGCTTCATGTCACCAGACTGTGCAGGAGTACTTGTGTGAGGTGGTGGCGGCAATCACGGACAGGGCCGTATTGATACCCATGCCCGGAGGACTAGTGAAAGACGCAAGATTGGCGAAGGTAGTGGCGTCTGCGGCTGGTATCGGATACGAACCGGTGCCCGATGCAGCTGCCGTAGTGGTAAAAGAAATCCACAGTACCTCTGACGTATCAATATTGGCAATGGTAAAGCCGTGTCGTGTTGCAGCAGCGGTAAATGCGTTCTGCGCCGTACCGCCCGAAGTAATCGTTCCTGAACAGTCAGTCAGGGTAATATTAACCGCGCCTTGCGTTGCAGCGTTAACAGAAAAGGCTGTATTGTCACTGGCAATCGCAACACGTTGAACACCAGTACCGGCCACGCCATTGCCCATAGTGGTAGTAACACCATTCATTTGGGCCACGTTAACAGACTGGTTTGCCGCTAATGCGCCACCAGCTTGGAAAGGACTACCGAGCGTGGTGTTGATCGTAGCAAGTTGCGTCGTCATCAACCGAAGTTTGGCGTTGACTGAGCCAGTGCTACCTGCCGTAGCGGCTGCTGCCGTGGTTGCGCCTTCACCAACGTCAGCACCGTCTGCGATAGTGACCGCAGTTGATCCGCCGCCACCGGAAGCCGTGCAAAGCGTGCCGGTCAAGTCTTGCGTAACCGGGTAGAAAACGCCAGCCGTAAGAGACTGCCCCCCGCAAGTTGCTATCGCTTGCGCTTGAGCACGCACAACACTTTGAGCCTGCGCGGGGGAAACAAAAAACAGTAACGCTGCGGCTAAAAACTTTTTCATTCTAGCGACCCCCGTGGTAAATCAATTCGATCAACCCACTAAGCGCAGTGATACCGGATAGTGCTAACCGATACCAACCCGCTGGCAAGGGTATTTCGACGTATCCGTCGCCAGCTAAAGGCGACAGAATAGTAATAGCAATCTGGCCGCCTGCACCGTCTGTCATTATGCGTTGCAATGTTGCAGTGCCCCAGACCGTTGCGTGCAGTGTCAAACCAAATCTGCCCTCATTGAGCCTGAAGTCAACAGGGGTTGTAGTAATTGCGTTCCACTGTTGAAAGTCTATAGGCCGGTCTGCGCGTGCTGCGATAGTCATGTGTTACCTCCAACCATTAACCGATCCCCGTATTCGCACTGACCATGGAAACATTTTTACCGCTTGATTGCCGTAACCGTGCATCAACAACTGATCGGCAGTAACTGCTGAAACGCCCATCCATAGCCCAAGAACGCACAATGCGACCCGCAGCAACCATGCCAATGAACGACGTAACCGCCATCCATAGCGGGAAAGAATATAGTCCCATAGTAACGAAAGCCATAACGATAGGCCATTCGCGTGCTTTCGTTTGGAACAGTACAAAAGTGAGAATGATGGCGGGAGCCAACGCCGCGATCCCGTATTCGTAAGCAAGCTGTAGCGCGTCATTGTGGACGTACTCCGGGTAGATCGGTGCTAAACCGTTGCTGTATAACTGCGAAGCGAATGAACCAGCACCATTTCCAAAAAATGAAAGTTCATTGTACGCGGCAGTCCAAATCCACAAACGTTGCGCGTCTGATGATGAATACTGAAACCAGAACACAAGTCCTGCTGCACCAACAATTACAAACAACCACGTTCTGCGAATGAACAGCGCAAGAAAACCAATACCAAGCGCCAGCCATGCACCACGCGATTGCGCCAGAACCAAACCCGGAATTAACGGTACCATGTAAAAATACATGCGTTCTGTCAGTAGCGCAACAATAATAAGCGCCAGTATTTCCGCCTGCGCTATGCTGTTAAAGTAAATGCCAGCTGTTTCACGGCTGTCTACCGAAATTGGCAACGGTTGATAGCCAAGCCATTGCACCACTGCAACCGCAGAAGACACGGCACCACCGATAGCAAGCCCTGCGTAAACATCACGAAGCGAAGATAGCGTTGATCCTAACCAGAAACTCAACGCTATAACGCATAACAGCCAAAGACCGTATACCCCACCATAAGGGTCAGTATTCCACAAAAGGCTGGTAGCGGCATAGATCACGAATGCAATCCCGAGCCAATGAAAGGAAGTAAGCTGGCCCTGCCGCCAAAGTGTGAACGGCAGGACCGCAGAGAGCACAGCGTATTGTGTCGGTATTGCCGCCCCAGTCCAACTGGGAACGTAGCAAAGCGACACAATAACGCCTAGCGCGAACACTTCCCGTTACCAAGAACCAATCGGGAATGCCAACATGGTTGCGCCACCTTGCTGACCACCGTAAGCGCAGATACGCGCCGACGAATAAATCGGGAACCGGGTGGGCGATGCAGACGAACGCATATTTAGTGGTACGCTGGTTGCTGCGTTAGTCGGAGGTGCGCCGGTTGTTGGGCACGCCACACCCCAAGCAAGCGCAGTTGACGACGCAACAGTCATTGCCGCCGATAGTGTAACGCTGGTGGTGCTGGTGGCGGTTACCGTGGTGCCCGCCGTGATGCCGGTACCAGAAATAACGCAACCGACACACGGCGGGAAAGTTGGCGTTGCAGTTAGCGTCAACGCGGTAGACGAACCAGACGTGCTACCAACACCGGTCGAACCTCGCGTGTAAAGGTTACCGTTGCCCTCGACAGGCAACACCTCAATCGGACCGTTGCCAATGTCTGTCCATGCTTGGTTGTTGACAACATACGGTTGCTTGACCGCCGTCTGCGCCAAAACAAGCCCCGGCAGCATCGCCAGCAACGCGACCAAAAGAATTTTCTTAAACATGTTCATAGTTCCTTTTAAGTTGCTGACGATTAAGTGGCGACGAAGGCAGCCGTGCCTTGGAAGTGGCGCGTAAGGTTGAAGTTCACCTTGGCGACAAATCCAATTGCTGTTGGATCGTTGCCAATTTCTTCGCCGCTGTTCAAAACGCGAAGTGGCAGCGTTGAAGTTAAAGCGAGGGAAGGATTTAGCGAAACGCCTGATGTACCGTACAGCGCGGATTGCTGCCCGGCGTTCGCCTGCACGTCTGCGCCGCTGTTCAGTTGCAGATTGAATGCAGGGGACGGCACGGTTGGAACCGTGATGTAGCATTCAACGCGCGGATCGGTTTCAACGCTAACCCATGCTTCGATAGAAGCTGGAATGTACTGGAAACCATTCTTCGCCATATACAACGTGATCGGACCAAAACCAACAACCACGCCAGCAATGACCGAAGTGGTATCGCCCGGCGTCCAACGCATGATGTTTGGCGCCATGGACTGGTTGCCAAGTCCGGAACCGCCACCGTTACCGATAACTACCGAAGCGGATGGTGCAGAAATGTTGCCGGGAAGATCAGCCGCGCCTTGCGTGCCGATGGCTGCGCTTGCCATGACGACGATATCGCCTCGGAAGATAGCAACGGCATTCGCAGCCGGGCTGTGAAAGATTTTGACGGAAGCCTGCGCCGCAGCGTTACCGCTTCCCATCTGGACAGGAACAAGACCGCTGTAGTGGCGGAAGCCACCCCCGAGGGTGCCAGCGTTTACGATGTTGACCATAATCGGTATCCCTTTTTGGGGGTTTGAGTGAACCAACGGCTTGACTATGGCACGGTCTACCTGTATACACCTAATCGCGGAACTTTTCGCGGTATACATAGGGGCTTTGCAATCTCGCGTCGAACACGATGACCATCGCAGCGCTCAAACGAACCTGAATTGGACGCCCTATGAAAGAAGAACTTCATGGTCGCTTAAACAACGCAAAACGCATCGCGCTGACTGACGAAGAAAATGACCGTTTTCATTCAAACCCGGAATATTGGATAGCGGAAATCAGCGAGCGAACCGGGATACCATTATCTTCCGGTCGCGTAGCGCACGCACCAGCCATGAAATGTTTGCTAGTGGTGGATTAAAATGAATGAATATGAATTTGAAAATGCTCTTGATAGCTTAGTTTCTGATGCTCTTGACGGGGGTAAACTAACTAACACTCGCATTATAGAAATATTGCAATCTTACGCTGCTGAATATTTTGAACTTGTCAAAGACGATTGAAGGGTACCATGCACTTTCTAATCGGGCTGACGATTGTAACCGTACTGGTTGCTTTTGCATTTGGTGAAGGCGCAGCCCGTGGTTTTGTGCAAGGTTTGTTTATTTTGGCATTGATGGCAGTTGGATTGCTGCTTTGGGACTTTTACCGGGAGATACCGGAAAAGAAACCTGATCGTTACAAAGTTTTGGAACTGGAATTTATGCCAAAGAAACGACAAGTCAACCCGACAGTAGGTTGGATGTTTAAGTGACTGATAATCAATTCTACATTGATAAACTAAACCGCGAGATTGCATCCCTCCGCACACGGGTGGATGAGCTAACGGCGGTGCTGCGGACAGTCCGACGGCACGTTGACGGCAGTCTTGCGGCCGCGATTGACGCCGCTCTCGCGAACCGTACTAGTCGCCTTCGCATTTGGTGAGGCAAAATGAGCGGGGTTATTATTGCCGGACTAATCGCAGGGCCAATCTGCATATTATTGGCATGCTGGCTAATGACTGCACTTTCGAAAGGCCCGCGGAGATGACCAAGAGGCAGATCAAGACAATCACATGCGGCCTTTTCCACGAAGGGATCGAAGTGAACAAGCTCAGTGCGAAGGCCAAGGCCGAACTGCGGAATGCTGTTGAAACGCTTCTTGAGGTGAGAGAGGCGCGGAAGCCATGACCCGAGCCTTGATCCTGATATTCCAGACTGTCGGCGTCGTGGCGGTCAGCTACTGCGCAGTCATCGGCGCTGTCGTGCTGTGGTGGTCGATCTATTACGGCGATCTCGGCAACTGGCAGAGGTGGTTTTGATGGCGACTCGATGGATATTGTTAATCATGGCCGCAGTTTACATTATCGGCGTTGCTCACGGCATGAGCGGAGTTTGGCAATGAAACCCCTCCCGCCCGCCGCCGAGATTGCCAGCCTCGTATGCGACGAAAGCAAAGGTGATGTGATGCCGGACCTTCAATCTTCCAGTGACACCGGGTATGGCCCCTGCGTCGTCTGCGGCGATACTAACTACGAGCTATCGTGCGGTGGCCCAACGATCTGTCCAAAGTGCGATTGCGGCAATTTCGACGCCGCAAGTGGCACCGCCGGACTCCCGTTCCAAAAACGAGTTGTCGAATGGCTGATGGCCTGCTTCTCAATGGAAGTTTGCCGCGACGGCATTGAGCGCAATCATCGCTTTCTTGAAGAAGCCCTAGAGCTTGTCCAGTCGCTCGACTGCACCCGCAGCGAGGCTCACCAGCTTGTGGATTACGTCTTTGATCGGCCAGCGGGCGAGCCCAAGCAGGAACTCGGCGGCTCACTGGTGACGCTTACAGCCCTCGCAAACTGCCATGACATGGACATGATGGAAGCGGGCGAAACCGAACTGGCCCGCGTCTGGACGAAGATCGACAAAATTCGCGCGAAGCAAGCCGCGAAGCCAAAGCATTCCCCGCTGCCGCAGCACGTCGATGTTGCCCAACAACAGCAAGAGCGTATTGAAACCCTTCAAAAGCTTGTCAACGAATACAAGGCCCGTGCGATTGAAGTAGCACGCGGCTAACCAACAAAATCCTCAATGCTCTGTTGTGGCACAGGTTCAGCGCGTTGTACCCATGACCGAGTTTCATTCTTTAGCGCTACGCGTGCAATATCGGCACCGCGCCCGGTTGCAATCAACTGTTGTTCGTAGGCATGCTGGCGTTTGTTGTCGGCGATATTGTATTCTCTCGTATTCAACTTGACATAGGTTTTTGCTTCGTCTTCAGTCCAACCAGCAACGCCAGCCGCAGCCTTGTCCGTATGCCCAAGCGATACCGTTTCCAAAAACAGTTGTTCCGGGGTTTTGTCTGTTGCAAACGGGTTGGAGAAGGCAAAGTTCACTGCGCTGCTTGTCCTCCTATGCTGCTACCAATAACGCTACCGGCGCGACGTGCGTATCCTTTCGATGATATCTCTTTACGCAGCAAAGTTTCCAGTTTTACAGTACCGCCAGCCGCTTTTAGCGTCATATGCTTATCCACCAACTTGCGTAATTCGTTGTAGCCAATCATGGCAGTTACCTGCGGCATGCCATGCAATGCTGCGCCAATCGCAACCATTGTTCTCGTTAATGGACCGCCCGCTGACGCTTTTTCGATAGCAACCAGTTTGTCAACCAAACGTTTTGCTTGAACGTCATTGCCGACAACATCGTCATATGCGCGCCGCACTTCGGTTCCCTTGTTGCCACCAGCTGCTATTGCTTTTACAACATCGCCGTCACCGCTCGCGGTCATTGCTTTCCGGTAGGCGTCGTCAGCTTTAGCGAGCCGCGCCATCAACGGCTTGGCTTTTTCTGCGCCTTGTATGGCAACCGCAATCTTTTCTTGGTAACCCCGAACGCTGTCAGCAAGGGTACGCATTGCCTTGGCTTCGTCTGTCTTGCCATCGCGCAACGCTATCCGCTCTTTTTCCAGCAATTCAGTACGCGCAACCCCTGTTTGTTGCCATTTTTCATTCCAATTTTCCGCGTGCGCTCGCATCAATCTTTCCGCGTGCACCGCATCGCCTTTAAATTCTTCAGGAACTTTTCCGGCAAGATTTTCTTCGGTCCTGATCTTCGATAGCGGTCCTTCTGTGAGTGGTGGCTTGTTTCCTTTCGCCAAATCATTAACAAACGTATTGTTTGTAGCAGTCGCTTCATCGCGAACTGCGTTCATTTCCTTGACCGCATTGGCTTTGGCAACTTCAGCCGGGCGCTGTCCAATCGCTTGACGTTCAGTCTGTCCAGCTTCCCATGAACGATAATCGTGCGCAGCCTGTTCCGGGCTCTTACCAATACTCTTGAGCGCGTCTACCGCTTTTATGTAAGCGGGATTATCAACCATCTTACCAGCAGCATCCGCTATTTTTGGTTCAGCGGTAGCAACTGTTTTTGCAGCCGCCAGCATTTCAGTCTGCCCCGCTTTACTAAGACGGTTCCAGATGGAGTGACCGAGTATGCCAGCACCAGCCCCAAGAGCCTCGCCAGCTACACTGCCAGCCGCACCAGCCGCACCGCTCTCAATTGCGCCAGCTACATCTTGACCGCCGGTATCGTAAAGTTTTTCAGCCGCAGGCACCGCGCCACCAGCCACGACACGGGCAGCAATTGCGAGTGGGCCAACTCCGGGGATTGCTGCCGGGATCGCTTGCGCCGCACCACGAACCATTTGATCGGTGTAGCCAGCACCACCATTGAAATACTGTCGTACTGCGCCACCAGCTGCGCCACCCGCAATTGAACCGGCAGGACCAAGCGGCATGCCTGCGACCGCGCCGAGTGTAGGAGCAATGTTCGCTGCGTTCGTGGTAGCACTGGCAGCCATCTTCGCCCGTTGCGCGGCAAAACTTTCCTTGTTGGCGTTGTATGCAGCAATCTGTTCCGCAGTTGGCTGCGCAGTGCCACCTTGCATCAGTGCGCGCGTGTTGTTCAGCCTGCTTTGCCAGCTAGCAACTTTTTCTTCGCTGCCGGGGCCAGTGTAGCCTGCCGGTTTTTCCAAACGGATTTGCACCTTGGTCAAGTCAACCGCGCCAGCATTTGGGTTGTTTACGGTATCTTTGATGAATTGGTCTTTGTTGGCAGCTTGCGACAGTTCCTTGGCGAAAAAAGCCGCTTGCGTTTCCGGCTTGATCGGCTCGCCCGGTTTTGTACCGGCAAACGTCTGCATTGCTTTCAAGCGGTCCTGATTATGTCCAAACAGACCGTAACCAATACCACCGTCATGCGTTGCGTTTGGATTGAAAGCGCTTTCACTATTGGCTGCACTGGTGACAACCGTGGCGACGTTGCGCGCCGCTGCCGTGGTGCTACCAAGATTTGCAGCTGCCTCGCCAGCCGCGCCATAAACCGTTAACGCTACCGGATTTTTTGAAATGGCAGTTGGAACAACAGGCGGGGTACCACCCCCACCACCAGCAGGTGAAGGCGGCCCGTTGGCGGCAGGGGTGGCTGGCAGGGTTGTGGACCCCGTGGCAGCGTTACCACGTTGTTCCGTTGGCGTCAAAGTCTTGGCATAGGCACCAGCCGGGATCATTCCCGGTACCTGTGCGTCCTGTCTTAGCAGGATGCGACGATCACCATTTATAAGAAACGGAAATTTATCAACATACTCCTTATATTTTTCTGTACCTCGTTGGTTAACTTCTTTTAAATAAGGATCATTCTGGATTTCTTTGTCCAGACCTAACTTGTCCATCCCGCCGCCTGCATAACCTATCGTGAAAGCCGGTAACGCTAACCTATCCAGTTCTTTCAAGTCCTGTTTATAAGTTGCAGTTGCAACGTATTTCATACCTTCAATTGATTGCGCGGAAAGTTTTGGCATTGGTCCTTTTTGACCGCCTTCAATCCACGATTTTATTTCACTGCGCGCTTTTACAACTGCATTCGCCAGATGCTCCGGCACACCATACTGATTTTCAAGCTGTTTAGTCAGACCGATAGTGCCTGATCCTCTTGAACCTTCCGCCACGTTACGTTCAACTGCGCCAAACTTGTCATTGAGCGCGGCCAAGCCAGCTGAACGTGCATACATGCCATCATCCATGGCGGTCAAAAAGAAATCTTTGGAAGTTTTAGTTTTCCCTAGGACGCCTTTGAACTGTTCACTATTCAATTGTTTTTCTGCTACCGCAATTTCCGCGTCACTTAAATTACTCCAACCATTTTCTTTACCGTAATTTGTCAGATCTTTTGAACCGGGCTGCTTAAGCAAAGCACCTTGTGCACCGCCAGCACCCGGCAACGTGACCGCTTGCGTGTTAGGAAACGCCTGTCCATTAAACCCGGAAATGTTATCGGTAACCGACTTGGCTACTTTTTCATCGCTGATCGGTACCGCTTGCGATAGCGCAGCTTGCTTTTGCTTGAAATCTTCAACGATAGCGCTGGCGTCGTTCAACTTGGCGGTAGCAGCACCGCGATCTTTTTCCCATTGCAACTTGGATTTTGGAATACTGTTTTCATCTAGGCCAAGCGAGCCCGCCGAGTATTCATGACCCTTGTCTTTAGCATTTTTCAAAATGCCATTTCGGATGGAATTATACTCAGATTGATTAGTTGCTTGGTTTAATTCGTTAACAGCTTTCTGTCCGGCTTCGGTTTGCTTACCAAGCGACTGCACAAATTCAGGCATGTACAATTGAGCACGCGCGCCCTGCCCCGCGCCAACCAATCCCTTGTAGGCGTTGTAATTACCTTCCTTCATTTCGCGCAGGCTTTCCTCGGTAAGTGTTTCCTGCGTTGCGTTTGGACCTAGCGTGCGCGTCAGACCGCGATTGCGCGCAGCCATCTGTACGTCAACCTGTTGCTGACGCTGTTGCTTGATTTGATTTATTTTCAGGCTTTCGTCTTCAGCTTCCTTTGCCCACTGCCGCGTTTCATCCGGGAACAAAAATTGTCCCATTGGGCTGGACGCTGCTTTTTGCAGATTGTTGCGCCGTTGAGTTGCGATTGCTTCCGCGTTATCGAGCGGATTAACTTCAGGATTTGGTTGGATGTTCAGCCGGTTGGTGCCAAGGATGCCGCCGCCAATCGAACCGGGACCAGCATTTTGGGCCAACTGGACCGGTCTTTGCGGATTAATTGGGGTAATTGTGTCCAGATTTTCAATCGCCAACGCACCTTTTGGCGTTAAATCCAAAGGGTTAGCGGATGAAAGGTCTACTTCGTTTTCCATGGTACCTCGCTGCTTTGGACAGCGAGGCTTATCACAGGAACCAGTTATACGCTAGGGGGCGGGGATAAGCGTTCCGTTGCTATCATACTTCAGACCGTCGCCGTCTTTCCAGAGGCCGCCTGTAGAGTTGTACACAAGTTGTCGGCCAAACGCATCAGTGGCCGAATTGGCTGTAGCAGCCTGCGCCGGGTTTGGGTCAACCACGGGGACCGGATCAGCTGTGCCTGCCTGCGCCGGAGTGACACCGGTCAAGTTTGCCGCCATCGCGTCAGCGTCCGATTTGGTGTTGCTCTCGATTTGAGAAGCAAGCGCCATCAAAGCGCCAGCCGTTTCGGTATCCTTCGACGCGTTCGCCAAATCAACAAGCTGCTTTTGGATGCCAGCCACATAAACCGACATGCCAGCGATGACCGTTGTCTGATCGGCTACATCTTTGCGAACCACGTCTAATGCGGTCTTGATATCGTCCTGTTGGGCCATTTCGTAATTTTCCTTTCTCAGAACAAGGTCCAGCTTGCGTTCAATCCTGTCCAACTGTGCTGAACTGAACCAGTCAAACATTTGGCGTTACCATGTCCGGGAGCGTAAGCGGGTACACCATTCCGTTCTCATATTTCCAATCGCCTTCTAAATTCATGACCGCTTTGGCTTCCGCCCAAGTGTGCTTTGCCGATACCGCTAGTGCGTGGCTTTCTGCGTTGATGGTACGCGAAAACGCATCAACTTTATACTGCAACGCAAGCTGCCCGTCGTGCAATTCGTCAAAGGCTTTCTTTAGTTCCTCCGGAACCTTTATTCCATTGCTGTTCATTTAGCACCCTAAAGAATTTGGCACTGGCTAACGTCCCTGCGGTGAAGCTGAGCGCTTATCTCCTACCACACCCCAGTGCAGCATGGTCGTATCCCGTCTATATAAAGCCCTGTGACTGAAACGGACAAATCTTCACAGGCCATGCGGAAGTTGTTGCGTTCCGCATGCATCTAGCAGCATTTTTGTATATGCTTCATCACGCAACGTCAATGTCAATTTACCGGCTAGCGTCGTTTGTCCTACCATCCTGTTTTTCTTGAGCCAAGCACACATACGCCCAATTGCTTCATCGTCAGAAGGACGGGGGAGGCATTTGCGCCCTCCCCCGTAGTTGCCAGTGACGGGATAAAAAGTCACCAGGATACTCCCGTGCGTACAGCCATGCGCGCGTGCTTAAAACAGTACGGACGATTGGAATTTAAATCAGCCTCGCGGACACCGCAAGAATAACCGTGCGATGTGGGCCAGCGACAAGTCTCGTTTGTCAAGTCAAGTAAGTTGATGTTACCGCTAATCGGTTTAACTACCGGGACCGGAACAGTCTTGGCAACAATCTTTATAACTTTTGGTGTTGTATAGCGTTTTGGTGCGTTAAGCCGGTTCAATTTGCCGATAACCGCGTTGCGTGTAACGCCTAGATCAGCACCAATTTGCGCTGCGCTCCATCCGTCGCTCCATTTTTCCGTCATGAACGCGATGCGTTCAGCTGTCCATTCCGAGTTCATTTGCGCTTTTTCTTTCTGGACTTCCCGGCTTTGCTTAAAGCAATCGCAACAGCCTGTTTTTGTGGATACCCGCTTTTTATTTCGGTACGGATATTTTGCAATACTGTTTTCCTACTAGAACCTTTTTTCAACGGCATGTTTACACCTCGTTTGCTATCAGTTGCGCCTCTTCAACTAGCTCTTTATCAATCTGCACTATCTTGATTGCAGGTAGCTGCACTTTCATGGTTAGCGCCACATAGCGCGGTACCACGTAAACGAACAGGTGGCCCTTATCGCAACGCTGCTCGATTAAGACGGGCGTCTTGTCTTGCGTGGTCGTTTTCAATGGTGACCTCTGAAACATTGTGCGCCAGACAATACCGAGCCAAAACAGCATTGCCGACTACCTCGAATGACCGCCATACGCGGCCGGTTGCCACCATTAGTTCAAGTTCCGTAGTTGCATGTGGTATCGTCTGCCATCTAGTTGTCAATGTAACCATTGGTGGGGATGCTACGCCCATCATTCTTTTTAGCAAGTGGTTATATCCGCATTCAGCTGCATACGATGCAACAACCGGGTGACCGCACCTAGCAATGCTACTTGGTTATCCGTTGTCGACGCCTGATGCACAGCGCTGTTATCAACCCGCAGCGCGCAAATAGCAACTGCGGTCAACTCACCACGCTCGGCGCAGGCAAGATAATCTTTCAAAATTTCAACAGTTTCCTGCGAAATGGTTTCAGCGCGGGTAACCAGTTTTATTGTCATTGTTCCAGTGTCCATGTTGCAGCGTTGCCGGGCCACGTTCGCGTGCCGTGCGCAGCTGTGACGAAGCGCACGCCATTGCGTGGGGCACACATGGTACCAAGGCAGCCAAACGTCCTATGGGCCTGCTCAAAGTCGGGAACGAACCCCGCAGGCTCATTGCGCTGGAACGATAGCGCCAGCGTCAGCACTGCGACCGCTGCAAATATCTTATACATTATTTTGCGTCCAGTTTTTTGCGCTGCTCTCTTAACTTATCACGTAACACTTCAACTTGCGCCGTGTTATTGGAATACAACGCATGCAGTTGACGACGCAACAACGCTCGTATTTTAGGATGCCTATTGTGTCGCGGGTCGTCTTCGCGCCGTTTCACCGCCATGTTGACCACCAATAAGGCCGCGCGTACCAAACCGGCCTAGGATGCACCATCGACGTTAGCGCAATTCCGTCTTCGTTTCCGTTCCCTTTAGGGGCGGCGGTGCGTAGTGGTCTGCTCGCAATTCGCATAATACACCTACTCTCTTTTCAATTCGCTCTAGACCTTGCAGCAACGGCATGTAGGCAATCCACAGCCGCAACCGAATGATCTCTTTAAGCGCGTCCCGTGTCAACGCCAACTCGATACCGCTTGAACGCGGCGGGATGGCGAACATATGCCAATCGATCAGCGCGTCCGCTACATGCTGCCGCCATGCGTCCCTGGCTATCATCTACGTTTTCTCTTTTCTGCCAAACCGGATATCACGCCAGCAATAAAACCTTGTGCCCACCACAACAACGCGCGGATATGGTAACGTCGCCAAATCCATCGTGGTATCATTGTTCGTTCCCTAGGTTTCGTTGGATCAATGCAGTTAGCAATGCTACAACACGGTCTTTTGTTGGTTTGCTGGCGTGGTAGTTAAGGCCGTAATAAGATACACCCAGCGCGTCCATAGTTGCCGTGTCTTCGCCTTGCAATGCACGTATCACAACGCGGATAACGGTTCGTTCCCTAGGTGTCACTGTTCCAAACTCCACTGGTGGTACGCAGCAATAGCTTCTAATGGCGTGCTGCCCTCACCATGGTACACACCTTCGTCGTCCTCACCAGTTACGCGGTAATCAATAGGCGTTCTGGTGACATAGACCGCACCATCGTTAAATGGTATCCTGCGCGTTTCGTAAACTGCTAGGAACATCACAATGCCTTCCGAGTTGTCTCTCATTCCGGTATCGCATATTATCCTCGATGCTGCAAGCGAATTATTAGAAATAAAAGACGCTGGCGCAAAAAGCCTAAAACCGCCCGGTATGGACCTACAACCCGTTAAGGCTGACATGCTGCGGCTGCCAGAGTATGAGGCCGGTCTAGTGATCGACGCGTGCGATCTGTTGTTTGCAGCGTGCTTCGAATACGAAGATGGCCTGTGGGGAATACAGTATGCCAAATCTCCCGTTGAGCTAATCAAAAGCAGGATTACCACAGGCCGCGCTGATGCAGTGATTAAGTCGCTCTTTCACGGGCCAACTAAACGCCTTTTGTGGGAAGCACTAGACCGAGCACCAATTGCCTACAGCGGTTTGGCCGCGATTTCCCCATCACAAAATATCATCATAAAAACACTCTGCAAATAGACGCAAATAGGCGTCCCCACACCAATAACGCCCTTTTAGACTATATTTGTGGGGTTGTGGTTTTATAAATAATTATAGCAATTACATCGGTCTTTTCAGTATCTTGTTTAAATCTACAAGCGTCCTACAAAAAAGTGTATACCATGTTAATTTGAAAACTGTGGTAGATTATATTCCTATCCATTATAATTTCCGGTATCATCCCCACAAATCACTGGTACCTCTAGAAGAAACGCCTTTTTAATGTGGGGTTAGAGCGATTTTATCAATGATATCAATGATACTCAAAACTACATAACATGGCGGCCCACAGCAAAACCACAGACCTCTGTGGGGTTTGGAATATAATCCCATACGCGCTAATTGACAGCTAACTACAAAAGTGTATACACTGCTATCGGTCAATTAACGGGAGGGTGTTATGCACGGTTTATTAGGTATGGCTGGCTTACTTGGTTTAGTAGCCTTTGCTTTTGGCGAACGCGCAGCCCGGATGCTGGCGCAAATCGTGATCTTGGGTGGATTGCTCGCATTTGTAGTATTTGCGGTCTATTGCACCTAGGAACAAATAGCGAAAATCCCACTGGTGCGTTATTTTTAGTTTCCGGTACCGAGTATCCAAAAACATGCAAAACGCACCTGTGGGGTTCCTAGGCCCGGCAATCGTGTCAAGCGTTTATTTTACGGTATCGGAAAATAAATTTATATGATACCGCTTTTTATGTGCTAATATGCGAGGTTGGCATCGAGGGCGTAAAATTATTTTTGTGGTACCGTGAAAATAGTTCTTGCAGTAGTTTTCGATACCGCTATTGTATGGTTACTGAAACGGAGCAAGCAGATGCACACCATGACCGCCAGCATTCAGCACGAAACCAAAAACACCTATCGGGTTCGTTACGAAACAACAGACGGGTGGGTTGGTTCTTGTCTCGCACGAGGCGAAACCATCGAAGCCGCCAAGGTAAACTTTAAAAATCACTATCGAGCCAAGAAATATCAAGTCAAATGGGCGGGGGAGTAACCCCCTGTTTTATTCAACCTCACTAGGTTGTGTACACGCTGGGGTTGAGCGTCGAAACGATATCAACGAAGGGAACAGCAAATGAACATGCACGTAATCATCCCCGCCGTGGCGGTCGATGAACTGGCAGAAGTCAAGGCAGCCATTGCTGGCTTGCAAGTCAGGGAACGCGCCTTGGTGGACGCCCTCAAAGCCACAGGCAGGGAACGCATTGTGGGGACGCTTCACGAGGCAGTCATAAGCCTGTCCGAACGGGAAACCGTTGACACCAAGGCAATGCCCGCCGAATTAAAAGCACCCTACCTACGGGTGACGCTGGTAGAGACGCTGAAGCTAACAGCAAGGAAAACCCATTAACTTATTTTGCATGGTACCGTGAACTAACTGTTGACTTGGTTTGCGGTACCGTTTAATAAATAGGTACTGGAAACGAAGGGATACAGAAATGGCAAATCGCTGGACAGACATTCTCAACAATTCACAACTCGAAGATATGTATGCGTCAACCGCTTCATTAGACCAGCACTTTGCTACTGAACAACGCAAGTTTTGGGAAAGTCGAACTATTAATGAATTGCACAGTCTTAAAAGCGGTGCATGGTACGCAAATGATGTTGAATGCTGGCAACTCGCACAATCTTATATCGCACTCGGGAGTAAGTGACATGTCAGAAACATTTCAAATGGAAGTAGAATACACTGACACATTCGGCGGCGAGGCAAATTACTGTTGGGTCCATCGTGTAACGCTAACGTTGCCGGTTGGCATTAGTGATACCGCTATCATGCGGCGTGCCAAGGCAGCTGTTGGCCTGACCGGCGCGCGCGGCAGAACGGAAAACCATGGGGACATGCTCAAATTTGTTCCCTACCGTTGTTGCACTGTTTTGTTTGTTCAAACCGTTTACTAGGAGCAAGTGACATGAAAACATACAATGAAGCAACTGCAATGTTGCCAGCTGATGCAAAATGGTCCTGCTCTTTTGGCTATCCCGGTGAAACCGGTTATGTCGAATATTTCCGTGACCGTGCCAATAACAGGTTTGTTATTGAAAACGGTAAATGGTCCGATTTTGAAATGTGTTGGACGTGCAAACAGGAACCGCGAACATGAAACCGATGGAAAACTATGACGTGCTCAATGCTGCCTTTAACTTTTTTAACCGGGAGCTATTCAATAATAAATTAAGTGATTGCCTGATCGTGATACACCGCAAGCGGTCTGCCTACGGCTACTTTTGGGCAGAACAGTTCACTGGCAAGGTGCACGAAATAGCGTTGAACCCTGATCACATTCGCACGCGCAAACCGCGCGATACGTTTTCGACGCTGGTACATGAAATGGTGCATCAGCTGCAACAGGAACATGGCAAACCACCCAAGGGAGCTTATCACAATAAGCAGTGGGCGAGCATGATGAAAGACATTGGGCTGCAACCCGATGATGGCGAGGGCAACGAAACCGGGCGTTCTGTATCGCATAGGATTGTCAAAGATGGACGGTTCGATATTGCTTTTGCTGCTTTTTCTAAAAAATATGAAACTGATTTGTTGGGTAGCATGCCAAACGTCAAAAAAGAAAAAAGCAAAACGTCCAAGTTCAAATTTGTTTGTCCCGTTTGCGAGCAAAACGCATGGGCGAAGGAAACAGCTGCATTGGTTTGTGGTGACTGTGAACAAAACATGTTAGGAGCATAAAATGTTTACTTATCAACCTATAGACGCGACAGCAATGGCAGAATTAGCATTCGCAGTAAAATGGGTTTTTATAGTTGCTGCGTTCGTAATTGGTTTAATGATTTACGATGTTAGTCGCGACTAGGTTTTTTGTCTCTATTGCTATTTCTAAAAATACGGTTCGATATCATCAGCCTGATTTGAGGGCATTTCATTGAACATGCTGGCGCTGGCAAAGGGCCTGTATACTACCCATGGTCTGTTGCCGGTTCCGGTTGCTGGCAAAATCCCCATAGGTGGTATTGGCTGGAACATGCAAGCCATTGAAACCCGACTAGCCTACATCAACCGGCCGGACTGTACCGGTGTCGGCATCCAGTGCGGTCTTGTCCTGCATCCCGTCCTAGGCTGGCGTGATGCGCGTATCTTGGATATGGACCTAGATAGCCCCGATCAGCGCAACGCCTTCCACCGGGCATTTCTGCCCGTTCCTAGCTGGCGTTGGGGACGACGCCCGGCAACCCTCCTATTTACCGATCCCGGCATTATCAAGCGGGAGCGGTTTGGACCAGTGCAGCTACTAGGCGCGGGCAAACAAGCGGTTTGGCAAGGCGCATACATCAACGCGGAACCCCGTCCAGACGATCCCTTGGTGTACTGGCATGAAGGTCCAGACATTATCACTGCGCCGCCCGTGAACGTCCCTGCCTTGACGTTGCAGGCAGCCATCGAAACGTCATTGGCTGCGGCTGGCATTTCCGTGTCCCGGCCTAGGAACCTGATCGAAGCCAAGCCACTGAGCGCGGAAGATATCGCATGGCTCACGGCTGAAAACTTTGAACGCTTTGACGCCGAAATAAAAAGCATGCTTTTCGATGCTTTGAACAAGCCAACCGGAACTGGGCGCGGGGACCGCTTTTATCATTTGGGTTTGAAATATGGCGCACTGATAAAGGCCAGTGATAATGCGCCAGAAGTAATGGACGCAGCGCGGTCATTGAACGTCATGCTGGAATTTGAGCGGGCAAAAAAGCATGCTTTATTGGATGACATAGGCGCTGTTGCCGATACCGTTTTCACGCAGCTGCCCGGTGACTTAGGGCGCGGTGACAAACGCGACTTTGCCCGTGGTGTTGGTATGTCAATGGGACTGGGGCAGCGCATTGATGTGGAAAAGAAAAAGCATGCTTTATTGATGCCAACAGGCAGGCAGTATGCCGGGCAGACAGCTACCGATTTATTAAAGGAAAATATTCCACCTCTTAAATTCTTGGTTAATAAAATTCTCCCCGATACCGGCTGCATCATTCTGGCTGGCAAACCAAAGATAGGCAAAGGCTGGATTGTTCTGGAACTGGCGCTAGGCGTCGCCGAGGGCGGTCATTTTTGGGGTGAACAATGCGAACAGTCCGAAGTATTGATGTATATGCTAGAGGACAGCAAACGCAGGGCAAAGGAACGTTTGCAAATCATGCGACCAAACGGGTTGCCATGCAGCAACAATATCCGCTTTCGGTATTCGGTTGATGGACCTTTCTATGTCAATGCCGATGGTACTGGGACGCTACTGGACGATATCAGGGAACACCTAAAACTATTTCCGCACATCAAATTAATAATAATTGACGTGCTGCAACGCATTCGCGGCGTTGAACTTCGGAGCGATAACGCTTATCAAACCGATTACAAGCTTGTCGGCGCTATCCAGAAGCTTTGCGCCGAGCACAGCGTTTTGAGCATGGTGGTTCACCACATTAAAAAAGGCAAGGTTGACGAGGCAATCGATAGCATTAACGGTAGCTTTGGTGTAATAGGTGCGGCAGATGGTGGTATCATCATTGCCCGCGAGGGCGATATTGTGTCAGCGTCCAGCAAGATGCGCGACATAACCGAATTTGAATTTCAACTGATAAAAGAAGGAAAATCGCCAGTGTGGAAACCTGCGATAACTGCCAGTGAAATGCTCCAACCCGGCGAGGGCTCAAAGGGCAACATGGTCCTGCACGCGCTAATGGCAGCTGCGTGCCAGTTGACCGCTGGTGACCTTGCGAAGCGAACCGGCATACCGGAAAACAATGTCGCCACTTATCTAGGCCGGTTGATCCAGAGCAACCAAGTCGTCAGACCATCACGCGGTTACTACATGGCGCAGGGGTTGCCACTGCGCGAGCGCATCGACGGCATCATAGACAAAATAAAAAGCATGCTTTTAACCCCTGTCACCCATGACATCGAAATGAAGTACGCTCCGAAGGGCGCACCGGAAGGATCAAAGTTCATGGTCCTGACCGATGTTGCGATTAAGGAAATAGAAGGCAGTTTTGTTAACGGTAACGACGCGTTAAAGAGCTTGAAAATTCGTGGGTTGTGTGAATACAATACCGATACCGTTTGGCTGATTGGCAGCGCGTGGGACAGCCCGCAGCACCAGACACAGTTTCCTAATCCTTTTGCATACAATGGGTTCAAGTTCCCATGGGAGGTATAAAATGTCACTTATGGCAAAACTACTTAGCGACCATTTACGTATTGAAATTGATTATGATGAAATTTTTATCATAAAGGAAAGACACAAGATAAGTTTAAGTTGGTCAGAAGGAGAAGCGCTATTAAGAGCATTGTTGGATTTAGATAGTATGTTTCAGAAAATGCAAAATAAATCCCATGGGAATAGTTAACAATGAGTGGGACGGTGTTTGCGCCTGTGGCAAGGTCGCGATGGACAGCGTTCGTTGCCACCTTGGCGCTACCCACAAACCGATAACTAGGTATCCGTGGGAAAAACCGCCAGAAGAAAAAAAAACATGTTTTTTAAGTATCCGTGGGAGAAACAGTAATGAGAAAGCTGAAAGTTGGTGACCGTGTAGGTAACGGGTCATTTAAAGGTGTGGTGCAACACGTTGATAAAGAATATGTATGGTTAGCTTGGAACTGTACCAACGGAATTGATAGGGTACTTCATAGTTCACCGCTGTTACTTGTTCTTAAGGTGCAAAAAAAATGAAGTATCCTTGGGAAGTTGAGCCCGGAAAAAGCATGCTTTCTATTGATACCTACATGGCATTTATGGACAGCCACGTCCGCGTGCGGGCATTCAAGAACGGTGTTCAACTAGGAACATTTTCCATTACCAGTGACGGTACCGATCTAGGTGCAGAAATATCGTTGCAAAATGGCGCGCTATACAAAATTGTGGTGAGCGGTCATCCTATTACCACTGACCCGATCATGACGCCGGAAGAACTGGCAAACTATCTGTTGACAAAATGAAAACGATACCGTAAATTACAAATATGACAAACCTTGAAAAAGATTTACTTTTGCGTTGTGCCAATCGAGAAGATATTGGGTCAAGTGACCGTGCGGGTGATAACGCAAGAAAACGTTTGAAGAAGAAAGGCTATATCATATTTGATCGCGGCAAATGGCGCTGGGAAGTTACTGAAGCTGGTTTATGTGCAGCAGCAACTTTAACATGAAAACGTACCTCTTGATTGTTTGGATCGCAACGAACCACGGTGGTGGGCCAGTAGTTGTAGGAGAGTTTGCTACAAAAGAACGTTGTGAAAACGCTGTGAAAACGATACTTGAAGCATCACATAAACGGTATGACACCACTGATGGAAACTACGTTTGTACCCCAAAATGAAACAGCAAGAACATGGCAAAACAAACATTAATAGATATCGCAGTATCGCTAAAACACGAAACAACCGCCGCTTGGCTTGTTGATGTTGGTGAAGATAAACCTGTGTGGTTGCCCAAGTCACTAGTAGAATACTATAAAGATGGCAAAGGTGAAATTGTCACCATGCCGGAATGGCTGGCCCGTGAAAAAGGCTTGATTTAGTGAAACAGCAAATCATCCTTCGACCGCATCAGAACAAATGCATAGACATTTTGCACGCATATCCTGACAAGTATGCGGTTGCCGAAATTGCCGTTGCCGGTGGCAAGTCATTGGTGCTTGGTTGTTTAGCTGGCTTTAACAGCACCGGGCGAACGCTGATCCTCGCACACAACAAGGAACTGGTACACCAGAACGCAGATGCATGCCGGTCAGTTGGCATCAATCCCGGCATCTGTTCAGCATCTATCGGCAAGAACGTCTTTAGCAAGGTGACCGTGGGGACAGTGCAGACGATTGTACGGCGCACCAAATCATTTCAAGACGTGAACCTGATCCTCGTTGATGAAGTGCATCGAACCCCAGTTAATAAAACGTCCAGCTATCGAAAAGTTTTTGAAGCTATACCAAATGCAAAGGTACGGGGGCTAACCGGCACGCCGTTTCGAGCGGATGGTACCGGCAGCCTGGAGAAAACATTTGGTCCTATTATCTTTAAATATTCGTTCTTGGATGCGTTACAGGACGGCTATGTCAAACCGCTTGTCCCAGCGTACTCAGAAGCCGCGCAAGAAATCAATACTGAAGGGATCAAAATTATTGGGGAAGACTATGATCTGGACGAAATGGCTTCGCGTGCGATAGCCCTGTCGCCGTTGCACTCCAAGGCTATCATTCAAACGATGCAGCGGCAAGGGAGGAAGTGCGTGCTGGTGTTCGCCTGTAACTGCGAACATGCTGACGTATTGGAAAAACAATTTGGTTCTGTCGCCGCGTCCGTGCACAGCAAATCACCCAAAGGCAAGCGCGAAAAATTTGTAAATATGTTTAAAAGTGGTTCATTACCAATCCTGATATCGGTTGCAATGTTTGATACCGGTTTCAATGCCGTTGATATCGACTTGCTGGCATTCTGCCGGGCTACCAAATCGCCAGTGTTCTTCGCCCAAGCGCTAGGACGCGGCGCGCGAATAACACCGCATGCAGAAAATTGCGCCGTGCTGGACTTTGGTGGCAACGTCAATCGTCATGGTGCGTTGGACCAGATTGCAGCTTCTCCCGGTGTTGAACTGCGCTGCGACGGCTGCGGTAAAGAATGGGAAACGTGGAAACATGGTCGTACTTGTCCTAAATGTAAGGCAGTTCATAAAAGTGCGACTAAGTGTAAAGGATGCTTGGAGCGCTTCGACCAGTTCTACCACGGTGCAACATGCCCTCACTGCGGACTAATGCAGTCCAGTGTAAAAACGTGCAATGCATGCAATAATATCTATGCGACTTGGTTGCACCCGATTTGTCCGCACTGCGCCTACGACAACACCAGCATGCAAAAACCGGGCAAGGACTTGACAGAAGGCGGCGCGCTAGAAGAACTCATTAATACTACCGACATCCTCAAAGCGCAGCCATGGCAGCACATTACTCGGCCACCGTTCAAAACGTCCAGCTGGCAGATACCTACAAGGTACGTTACTGCAAAATGGCCCTATGACGTGCTACCGGAAAATATTGAAGCGGTGTACTTGACAAAATCCGGTAACGGCCACATAACTATTAAAGGTTGGTACGACAAAAACGGCGCAGTTCATCAGGTATAAAAAATGATTGACATTATTGATCTTGATACCAACGTTGGAATGAAAATAAAAGACGCTATCGCAGACGTAGCTATGACCAGTGGCCCGGAAGCATTGGGGCGCTTAGTTCAAGAATTGGTGTCATCAGGTGTTATAACAGCAGATGGGTTGCGTCGAATTTTACCACTTCGGTATGAAGTTAGGGAATAGTCCCTTAAAAACAGGAGCTAAAACATGAAATTGTGTTTTGACAGCATTGATGAAGTGAAGACGTTCATGGCCGCGTTGAAGGGAACGCGTGGCAAGGGAAAAGATGAACAAGCTGATGAAGTTGCTGCTGCGCCGGTTGGCGGTCAGCCTGTGATGCCTGTCATCAACACAGGCTTCACTGCGCCAGTTGCTGCCGTGCCGGGTTTCCCCGGTGCAAATTCCGGTACTAACCCACTGGTTGGGCAAATCATTGTCAAATTGGATGGCGCACTCGCTAGCGGCCAGAATGCTGAACAGATTACCAACTGGTTCCGCAATCTGCTTGGACCTGACGCGGCGGCTGCTACGCTGGATCAGATCAAACAAGTCTTTATCCCCCGGCTTGCTGAACCGCAGTTGAAACAGCTTGCGCAACAAGTTGGCATTCCGGTTTAACGAAGTCGTTGCTTATTTAACGAATAAGTAAACCTGTCAGTAACGAGCAAATCCGGTATCGTGAACGTGGACAGGGACAATTTTTGAGGGTACCATGTACATAGCTAAAGAAGATAAAATTTATTATTGCCATCCAAACGAAACAGGTTCCGAAGAATTATTTTTGACAGTGCACCCAACAAAAGACTGCACAAGCACACCAGAACAGCAAGCTATCGTCATAGCTAACAAGTTGAATGATGTTAATAAATGATCCCTGGTCACGCCATATTCGCTCCGTCTTCAGCTGCGCGCTGGACCGCATGCCCGCCGTCCGCAACGCTGTCACAAGGTTTACCAGAACGCACCAGCGAGGCCGCACAGGAAGGTACGCGCGTTCATGGCGTGGTGCAGCGTGCATTGCAGACTGGCGAACTACCAGCACCGCTTGCACCTTGGATACCGCCCGGCAAGAATATGTCGGATCATGACGTAGCCCGCTATATGCAGGATTATGTTCGCCAGCTAGGCGGCGGCAAGTTGTTGATTGAGGAACGCGTGGTGCTGGCGAAGGGATGTTGGGGGCAACTCGATATTGGTCACGTCACGCAAGATATTATCACGGTTGGCGATTACAAAAACGGTTCGTGGGATGTCGAAGCGAAGAATAACAAGCAAGCGCTGACCTATGCCGCGACGTTCTTGGACGCCAACCCCGCAGCACAGTGGTTTCGTGTTATAATTTTTCAACCTAATAGTTGGGCAGCTGGTACACGTCCGGATGAACAAGATGGTTTCAAACAGCATGTTCATAGCCGCGCTGAAGTTGAAGCACACCGTCAGCTAGTATTAAGTGCAATGGCCTACGAGGGACCGCCGTTGCCCGGTCCGCACTGTCGCTGGTGCCCCGCATTTTCGCGCTGCCCGGTCATGTCACAGGATGCAAACTTTATGATGGCCGCTATTTCGCGCAACCCGGATATGTTGCTGCCACATGAGTTACTGCGTATGCTGCGGATCATCCGAGCGGTATCGGACATGAAAGCGCATTTGGAAAACATTCTTACTGAACGTTTGAAAGCTGGTGCGCAAGTTCCCGGCACCGAATTGAAAATAGGTACAAAATGGACAACTTGGAATGACGAACGGCAGGCAGCTGAAAAACTCTACCAGATGCACGGACACAAAGGTGTCAAGCCGGTAACGCCAGCTGCCGCCAAGAAACTATCACCGGACGCGGCTGCTTATGTTGCGATTGCCAGTCACAAACCTGAAGGCGAACAGAAAGTGAGTTACTAATGAAACACGCTCGCGCCGACTATGATCGCATTCAAGACCCCGCCGGTATAATACCGGAAGACGAACCAGTTTTTCTGTTACGAGCACAAGATAAACTTGCTTGGCACGTCGTAAAAATTTATTCGTTTTGCGCTTCACTAATTGGACAGCAATTGTTGGCTGAATTAACTGATGAACACGCCAAACGCATGAAAGCATGGCCTGTTAAAAAGATACCTGATTTGTGAGTTGACAATAGCTTTTGATAGTCTAAACTGATACCGTTAACTTGCAACTTGAAACCGTGAAAAAGGAAACTTGAAATGGCACGTATTTATAAACAGACCACTATCTTCAACGGTCGCGCGACCGGGCTTCGCAATCTGTGGGAACCCTCCACAGAATACAAAGGTAAGCCGCAAAAGCCAAACTGGCTATTCTCGTTCATCGTTCCGAAGACACGCGGTCATTGGTCCGAAGAACCAAACTTCGCGGGCTTCACCGCAGCTGCCAATGAACTGTATCAGCAGGCTATGGCACAGTTTCCGTTGCCGCAAATCGTTTGGCCAGTTAAGGATGGTGATTTGCCGCCCGAGCATGGTAAACCGCCAATTGAATGGGCGCGCAATCACTGGTTTGTCAGTGGTTCATCTTCGTCAGTTATCGAAACCAACATTGTGCAAGCTGGCGTACCGGTGAAAATCAGCAATCGTGCGCTAGTCAAACCCGGCGACTATTGCGCTGTCGGCATGGCGCTGGCGGTCAACGGTAACACGCCCAACGCTGTCAAGATTTATATCAACAGCGTACTGTTTCTTGGTCCCGGTGAAGAAATTGCAGTCAGCAACAGCATCAGCAGTTCTGAACTGATGGCGCAGGCCAAGGCGCAGGGGTTGAACGTGACCGGGTTTGGGGCCTCACCGCAGCCGGGTTTTACCCAACCGGCAGGATTTGCCCCGATGACAGGAAGCCCTGCCGCTGCGACTGCCCTCCCGGTCCAAAATGCGGCATTCCCTTCTAGTGGTTTCGGTGGTGCCCCTGCGCCCCTACAGCCGCCACAGGGTCAGTTTGCCACACCGAGCGGGTTTACGCCACCGTCCGGTTTCCCGCAGCGCTGAAGGTCAGCCAGCGAAGCGGTGGAGCGCCCCCGGAGGTTTGTTTGCTGTCCTCCGGGGGTAGCACTTTAGAGGGCAAAAATGAGCATTCCTGTCCGCCATAGTTCCAGCCCGCGCAATCGGCGCAAGGCATTGCATCACGCTTCAAATTTCAAAGAAGAACTGAAGCACATACATGGTGAAATGATCGAATTGCTGGAAAAACAGCAACGCCTGATTATGCTCGCATGCAAAATTGAAAACAGACTGATAGCTGAAGTTGCCGAAGATAACTCAAATGCTTGACCTTTGGGCTGATCTCGAAACGCGAAGCCGGATAGATTTGAAAAAATCAGGGGCGCGGCGGTATGCAGCTGACACTTCAACTCAAATCACAAGCGCTGTCTGGTATTTTCAAGGTACCATGAAAACTGCCTGCCCGGTGCATCCGTTCTTGGGAACGCATCCAATATCGCAACTGTATATCGACTTGACGGCATGTAGTCGCTTTGTTGCGCATCATGCAAACTTTGACGCAAACATTTTGGGAAACAACATACCGGTATCAAAAATTTCCTGCACCATGGCGCGAGCACAATCGCTTTCGCTGCCGGGAAGTTTGGAAACGCTGTGCAGCACATTGAACGTTCAGGGCAAAGACCCACGTGGCCGCCAGCTGGTGGATAAGACATGCAAGCCGCAACGTGACGGAACGTTTTGCGAGGATGTTCAAGTTTTCAAGGAACTGATTGAATATAATATAAGAGACGTTACCTGTCTGATGACCATTGACAAATTATTACCGGAATTAGGTCCAAACGAACGCAGCATATTCGAGCGGTCATGGCGTAAAAACGATATCGGGTTGCCAATTGATCTTGACTTGGCTATTGCTATCGCAGCGCGCCGTAACGAAATTGAACACGAAACATCTGAACAGCTGATGGAGCTAACCAACGGTGCTGTTGAGAAAGTTACGCAACGGCAGCGCATTATCGGTTGGGCAAATAATCTTGGTGCAAATTTACCCGGAACTAAAAAACATGAAGTTGCAGAAGCCCTTGAAAATCCCGACACGCACCCTGACGTGCGTAATGTTTTGGAAATTTTGCAGGAGAGTGGCGGCAGCGCGCCAACGAAAGCACAAGCCCTGTTGAACAGACATGTTAGCGGTTGGTACAAGGACGCCACGCGATACTATGGGGCGCGATCAGGACGTGGTACCAGTGAAGGTGCCAATATGTTCAATATTGCGCGGCCATCCGGCAAGTACAACGTTGAAAACGTAATTCAAGGGCTAAAAGCAGGATTTAAATATGACAACACCGCTCTTACCGACGCATTACGCGGTTGTATTGTCGCTCCACATGGTTGGATGGTTATCGACAACGATTTATCCAACGCGGAGCTACGTCTCGCGCTGTGGCAGTCTGGTGACACCGAACGGTTGGGTATTCTCGCAGGTTCCGGCGATCTCTACATGCACAACGCTATCACTATGTGGGGACTGCCCAAGGAAGCCACAAAAGACACTCACCCAACAGAACGTTTCAACGGGAAAACCACCACGCTAGGTGGCAACTATCAATTGGGGTGGAAGACGTACAAAGCGCACATGCGCAGGATTGGCACGCCTGTTTCCGATATCAAGGCGCAGGATGATATCAAGAATTATAGACGTGCCAATCCATTGCTAACCGCGCTATGGGAGCATCTGAAAACAGCTTTTTACAATTGCCTGTACGAACCGCCCGGACGATATTTTTTCGCTGGCAAGATATCGTTGTTCAAAGACGGTACTACCATTTGGATGACGCTGCCGAGCGGCCGCAGCATCCCGCATTATTCCTGCTTTGTTGGGCAAGACGGCAACATGGGGTTTTTTCGTGCCAAATTTGGCGCGATGTTACCACAAAAGGTTTTTGGTGGTAGCTTGCTGGAAATCTCTTGCCAAGCCATGACGCGCGATGTTATTACTGCTTGTGAAAGCGATATCGAGAAAGAAATGCCAGATACCGTACTTCTTTTAGATGTTTATGACAGTATCGTAGCATTGGCACCAATTGAAGTTGCAAAGCAGCGTGAAGAACAAATGCGCGCTATCATGCGGCGACAACGATCATGGACCGAAGGACTGCCATTAGACGCAGAGGGCTATTCCGCCCCAAGGATGAAAAAATGACTGATGTTGAAATTGCCGTTCCCGTAAAGAAGCCGCCCCGCAAGCCGCGTCCGAGCGAGATTGCAGCCAAGAAAGCAAAAGTTGTAAAAACGAAAAAGAAAGCAGTTGGCCGTCCGTTCATGTATCCCGACATGACTTTGGTTCGCATGCCAAAAGGCACACTGAAGCGTGTTCACAGCGCGTTAAAAGCTGACGAAGGTCAGGCTGATTTTATGCGAACTTCCATCATGACGGAATTGACGCGTCGTAGAAAATAGCGATGAACGAAAACGAGCCAGCTATTTTTCAGGATGTGTTTGACACATGGGAGGCAGCTATTGCTTACCAGCGCATGGCTTTAATGCACTTTTTAAACAGAGGCTCCGCTATACGCGCGTGTGAGATACGAGACGAAATGGACTTTGTGGCTGGCGAACGAGTTTACGCGGTATTTGTGCGACCTTTTATCAAGGTTTGAAAAAGCTGCCCAAGATACCGGAAAACAAACTGCCTAAGCCGCTACCAAAATTGTTACCGGCAGTAGCAGTCTGATTTGCCAACCCGCCATAAAGTGAACCAATAGCGCGAGCACCTTGGGCAAACGTGCCAGCTTGCCCAAGTCCAGCTTGCTCCCCTAGCGCTTCCTGCCCGTATAGATTTTGGTAAGACGCTTGCCTCTGGTTAAAATCCTGCTGCTGTCCGCTTTCCGTGGCTTGGAACTGGCCTAGCAAATCCTGATTGGCGATACCTTCAGCGATCCCGGTTTGTGCCCGGAGATTGGCACCAGACAGAAGACCGCCCCGTGCAGTCGCGCTGTTGTCTTGCGCGGCTCGCGCCGTGTTCATGAGGTATTGCGCGCCTTCGGACGTGTTATAATTTTTGGCAAAATCCTGAAAATCGGTTGGGTTGCCAGCTGCGTTGATCCGCCCCATACCAATGGCGTTAGAACCCGCACCAGAGCCCGTCAGCGTGTCACTGATGCCGGGAATAAATGACTGCCCCTGTTGATTATATGGGTCTAGCTCCTGCGCTCCGATGCCTGTCATGCCGCCTACAGCCCCGACACCGGCTTGCGTAGCAGCAAGGCTGGACAGGCCGCCAAACAGCCCTCCGAGTGCCTGCCCGATACCGTCAAAAAGTCCCATGGTTACAAACCTTGCGGTGGTTGACCTGTATACAGTTTAGTGGTAGACACTAGTCTAGCATGAAGAAATCCCGAAAAACAGCGGTCGTTTCGGGCCGCGTGAGCCTTGGGCTCGCGCTACGGCTTGATTGGCTAGTGAGGAACCATGAAAGCGTCGAAAGCCGCGCGGAAGCCGTCAAAGCCGCCATTATCCCGTGGATTGAAGCGCGCGAGAAAGAGTGCGTACTTCAGGGTTTGCAACCTCCACAATGAATGATGAACAAAAAGAACGAAGACGACAACGTGATAAATTACGGTACTGCAAAAACATAGACAAAATTCGTAAACAAAGCATGGCGTACTATCAAAACAATAAAGAACTCGTTAAGCACCAATCTAAAGTTTCCAGACTAAAACGCTTAGACGGCATAAAGAAACAGCGACAAGTCTACGCGTCAACACCAGCCGGTCGTATCAAAATACTTTTGAGCAACGCGAGAAACAGAGCTAGAGTTAAAGGATACGAATTTAACATAAATGATAGCGACGTTCTGCCAATGCTACTCGCTGGTTACTGTCCATATACGGGCGTTCCATTCGATTTAGGACCGGCTTCAGATGGTTCTTATAAAAATCCGTGGGCACCGTCGATAGACCAAATTATACCGGGAGCCGGGTACATCCGCGAAAATATAGAGGTAGTATCGGTATGGTGGAACACCGCAAAAAACGATTGGTCAAAACACGTAAACGAGCTAGCTCTAAAAGGGTTGGCAAGAAAAATACAAAGATAATTCCGCCACCTGAAGACTTTAGCGAAAACGCACTGCACATGCACGCGTGCCAATGGTTGCGGAAAGAAACCAAAGGGCTGTTGATTTTCCATGTTCCGAATGGTGAGCACCGACACATTGCGGTAGCGAAAAAGCTTCAACGCATGGGAGTGATGCCCGGTGTGGCAGACTTCCTTTGCTTCACACCAAATCGCAAGATTGCTATTGAGCTAAAAGATAGCGACGGTAAACAATCATACGATCAATGTACGTTTGAATACCTGTGGCGAGAAGCTGGTGGTGAGTATCATCTATGCCGCACGTTAGACCAATTCAAAAGTTTGGTTACCGGAATTATGTTGTTTTATTATTAAACAATCAGCACCCAAGCCCCGGTTACCTTGACGTAGATATGCTTGGCTACCGTGTCCGCGTACCAATCATTGTTACCGCCTAGCCCGGCACCGGGCGCAACGGTACCGTTACGAACAATAGGCCGAGCATTCAAAGCGGCAACGTTCGTGTTCAGCGTGGCGACGTTTGTGGTCAACGTAGCAATATGAGAAGTGTTTGCGGCTACGTTAACCGTTAAGGAAGAAATCTGTGTTGTATGTAGGTTTACGGTAGCGACAAGCGCATTGTAACCCGGTATAAGAGACGGATCAATTCCACCACCCCCACTGTTGATGAAGTTGGTAAGATCAATGAGCCATTTATTAAACGCAGGATCGTTGACCGCTAGAACTGGCGGCGGGGGTACTCTACTGAGAACTGGCGTTGCCATGTACCGCCCCGGTGAAATTGTGGTCGCTGGACCAGATTATGACATCGTAGCAGAACAAGACAAGAAGGGAAAGGTGACCTTTGCAGTACGGTGGCACAGATGAAACGACGGTCACATTACATAATGCCGCTAAACGCTACCGCTATGTGCTCAAGGTGCGGCGAGTTATTTTCACACTTACCCCGCAACTTTAACATGGTTCATCGTTTTAACAAAGAAACGCACAAACTATGTCATGGAATAATTGAGCGACAAGACCCGGCCATAGAAAAAATTATGAGAAAAATAAATGATGAACTATGTTATAAACGAAACTGTGGTAGCCGTACTGGATAATGTCATCGGAAAAGTGATTGACGTTAATCCATTCACAGGCAACATCACAGTTCAATGGCGGGATGGTGGCGGGTTGTCTTTGACCTATCCCGCTGGGAGTGAACGGATCAGAAAGCCATACCCATGGGAAACAACATGAACGAACGCCAACAACGCGCTTACGTCGATATCATGGCACAGTTAGCAATGTTGCCGTGGCAGGAACGGTCAGACGTATTTCAGGCAGTAAAGTTTAATGATGACATTTGCGTACACTGCGGAATGGCTACCGAGAAATTCGGTTGCCAATGTATGAATGATGATTAAGTTCCGTTGCTAATTTGCAAGAAAAATTCATCAACTTCGAACGGTGCTGTGCTCCCGTTGTACGTTAACCGAATTTGGCGACGGCGAGCAGTCCCCATGGCGCGAGCAATAGCGCGACGGACACCGGGATCAGGCCATGTGATGGTGCGCGAACCTTTATAAACAGTACCGTCTTCGGTCCAATCAAGTACAAACGTTCCCGCACTTGGTCCCATATAACTGGTAACTTCCGCGCTGTTGATAACATGGCGGTTATCTTCGTTGCCAAGCCACATTGTTCTAATAGTGCGCTCCAAAGTACCAGCAGGTTCAGTTACATCAGCTAAATCTATGAAGCAAATTTCTCCGGTAACCAAACCAACGCAACTAGTACCAGCTTCGAGTTCAGCCGCGCAACGTCCCGCATGGTCTAACCGCCCAAGTGTTTGACGGTAGCACCATGACATGGTTGAAACTGCAACTTCGATTGACCATTCATCTTCACTAGTCAATACATAAAATTCATCACCACCTTGTGCATACATATACGATGTAAGCGTGGTTAGGTTGGTTTGCTGTAACAACAAATCAACCCAACCCGGTGACACCGCTTGACCGCTTTGACCTTTACCTAGCCAGATACGGCGGTCAGTGCCAACCCACATAGCCATGCCGTGCAAATTTGCAAGCGTGCGGCGCGCTGCAAGACCAACTTCAATCAGCGAATTGGTGAACGCAACGAAAGCAAAATCAGCGCTGCCACCTTGCGCGTACCACATTTCAACTGATCGCGTTCCGAACGGCCAGAATGTACGTCCGAGCGTCACTACATCAAGCACGGCATCCGCGCGTGCTTCAGCTGTCGCGAATGAATTGGGTTGCACCGTAGCGGGTGCCAGTGGATCGGATGAATACATTTTATCGGATTGATTGGCGTAGGTGTTGGATGCGCCAGCCCAAACTGTGATGTTGTCCAGTTCACAAACCGCAGATGGATCGAAGTTAATTGACGATTGAAATCCGGTAAATATAACACCGCCACCAATCGTTGCTGTATACCCTGAACCTAAACCACCATTTGCGGTGCCGTTGGAAGCAATGCACAGCGCTGTGCGATCTTCTGCCATCCGAATAATTGGCGTCGTCGGGTCAACTGTTACGGTACCCTGCAAAGTTGGAGAAGCGGTACTAACTCCACTATATATCTGGCCGTTAGCGTGACCTGACCATAACGCGCCAACCGCTTCGCATAATACAATGCATGGTGAGCTAGTCGGTTTGCAAGTTAACAGCAGTCCCGGTGAGCCAACCAAACGCACACGTCCTAAGCGCTGTTCTTCGCCTTTGCGTGGCACGATACGACAGTTGACCAACTTCGCTGCGCCAAGGTCTTGGTTTAACGGATCAGCAAACGAACCTAGGATATCCATTACAGGCATGTCAGGCCAACCCAAAAACCAAAGCAGTTATGAGATAGAGTGCAAAGAACCAGACATTTCCGGTAGCAACCACAATAATAGCTGGACCTAGCACCATGCTCCAACAAAGCAGTGCGAAACCGTAGTCAGGTTTCATGAGCGAACAAATTTCAACCATTGCTGCCCCCGAGCCCAATCGCGCCAGCGGCGGTAAACCGCTTCACTGTCTTGCAAGACTATCCCAACATCCTGCGCGCTGCGTCCGTAGGTGCCCATGACGCGGCGACCGAGCATCAACGTCACGTCATGAATGCCTTCTGGTGGCAATCCTACTTCATCAGTACCGGAAGTAATTTCAGGTATGCGACCGCCGTATTCGATAAGCACCGGAGTTGCGTTAGCTGGCGGCTGCCAAGCGGTCACGCGAATTGACCCGTCAATCTGGCGTTCTTGGTGCCACTTTGTTATGATTGATGGAAACGTAGTGCGTACCACATCAGAATAGGAAGCTTGTCGCGTTTCGCGATTGACTGTGGGGCCAATGTCGTTGCACCAGATGGCTTTGACAGCTACCGCGTCAACGTTCCCCACTTCACCAGCACCAAATACAAATGAGTAAATTGAACCTGATGTGCCGGGTGGGAGCGTTGCGGTTACCCGGTTCATTAGATATTGCGCGCAGCCGTCCATGTGGTCGCTGCGCAGCATCGTGTTCAGCACTTTGACGTTGTTCGTGATGTCAACAGTTGTTGGCGTTTCGGTTTGATCAACGATACCGAAAAGGTGCAGCGCTTCTGTGATAACTTCCGCAGCTGTTGTCATTTAATCACTCGTTGGTCATGGCGGGGGCGGAACATCGCTAAGAGGGCCGCCAACTAGCGTAAATGATCCCCCAGAACCCTGATTAACTGGATAACCAGATGTGTCCCCGGAGAATAGAAATGTTTGCGGGCCAAAAGCTGTTGCAGCGATAGTTGGATCAACCATGTTGCCGGAACCGTCAAAGAATTTTGCGTAGTTTGTTGGATTGGAAATATCTGCCTGCGCTCCAACCCATCCTTGAAAATCGCCCCAGTTACAAGTTGCTGGACTAAATCCAGCATTATTAAAAAAAGTCTCAGCGGTATTCCAGCCAATGTCAAATGCAGTTGCTGTGTCGTCTACATCAGCCACAACATCAACACCATTATAAATCAACTGACCAATCTTATGTCCTGCTGAGTGGTTCGTGTCTATTGATGTCGCAAATTCGTTCCAGCGGTTGATTTGAACGAGTCCATCCGCCGACCCGAATTGAAAATACTTAGTAGAGTCATGATTGGTCACGACAACAGTAAAGTCACTATTTGCTCTGTAGCCAATAGCAAGTGTTACTGTCGTCTGTGTAAATCCAGTTGTAACTTGGCAAATTAGCAAATTCGGAAAGTTGGAGATATCTGCGATGTTGAAGCTGCCAGCTATCATCAGTTTTGAGTTGTCAGCTAGGGCGCTGGAAACCTGCAATAAGCCGGATGAAACTGGAAATTGAACCGCCTTCGCTACGTAATCTCCACCCCCGCCAGCTACTTCAAGAACCGGCCGCAAACCACTTTGTCCACCACCGCGCGGGTACCGTGATTTAGGAAAACGATTGTCAAACGCTGGACCGTCTGCTTGCCTAACCACACCACTAGGCGCACGTTGGTAAGGTGCAATAATTGTTGGCACTTTCGCTGGTTTAAACAGCCCTTTACTGAAAGCGTTTGATCCCCTGTAATCAGTCATCAAATACCCTTTTCAACCGAATAAGGCGGCCGCGTTTCGCCTTCAATTGCGGCTTCCGGTTCTGGCGGGAATGCTGTGCGGACTGAGTTAGACGGAACATAGGTTCCATCATAGTTAGCCGGATTGATTGTCACCAGCGTAGCACGGTCCTGATTTTGGTTCAGTGAATTAGCGTACCCGGAAAAGTTCGCGGTACCGCGCATAATACTGTTCACGGGTGGAACTAACAACGCTCGTAACCGGTCTTCGTCGCTAGGGGCGGCCTTGGGCGCGTTGGCATAGGCCAAGGGAGTATTGGCCGAAACCGAGTGGAAGGTGGACGCGGAAAAGATGTTGTCCAGCATCCAGCGGGCCGGTAGCGGCTCCGGCGGAGGTTCTATCGAGCGGTCAGGGAAGACCTGAAAATCATAAATTTCCGGCCACGGATCAAGACACGGGGTAACAGGCCGTCCGCTGGCGCTAGTGCAAACAAGCAAACCGGTCAAGCGTTCTCTAGCCAAAGTTTTATAAAGCACACGCGCGCCACAGCGGGAGCATCCGCCCCAAGTGTTGAACCGCCCAAATTTTGGTTTCTGTTCCGGCATCAACAACCTTTGCAGATAGGTTTTAGGTCCAGTTTTTCCATTGCAGGAACGTCCGACCCTGCGCCGTCGTCAACGAATGGGGCTTCCGAAATCGTGCAAGCCAAGAATACCCACTAGAATGAACAATACAAGCCAACTTCCAAACGGTGCATAGGGGCTTGCTTGTGCTCGCCAAGGGCCAATACCCCAAATGCCAAAAATTCCAACGAGCACATAGATTAGCCAGAACCAAATATTTGCGCCCATAACGGTTCCTTTCTTTAAGAAAAACACCCCCGGTTTTGACGCCGGGGGTGAGGGCAGTTTGGGAAGCAAGGCCCTACTAAGTTTTAAGTTCCGTCTGCACCCGGCGAAACATACACGCAACGCCAGTCAACAATCGAAGCTGAACAGCGGAACCACAATGCGGCGAGTGATGCTTGGTTTGACCAGTTACTATCTTCACGCATTTCAACGCCGGAGCGTTCCCAAAACGTGAAGCCTTCGCCGTTGTCCATGTTCTGGATTGAAGTCTGAATGAAGTAATTGTCTTTGTCCGTGAGATACGGCGTTTCGGTAACTTCAGGCAGCGCACCGGTAGCACGCAGCACGTTGATGTTGTTGGTCTGACTGTTCCACTGCAACGGCGAACCAAGGATGCGCCGAGTTTCCGGTCCACTTTCCGGCGACAGGATGACTTGCTTGGGAAGCGTGTTGATGATGAAACCGCGACCGTTGCGGGTATAGCCAATCTGGATCACGGCATTCTCGAAAGCCAATTCCGAAACGTTGGCCGATACCAGCAAATTAGATTGAAGGCCGGAAGCGGTAGGATGCGAAGCCGATCCGAGCGGCACGCCATCGGCGCGAAGACCATTCACGGTATCAACCGCAACTTGAAGCGGAGCATGCGCGATGTATTCTTCGGTCTGACGCGCGCTGTACGCCAGTTCTTTCATCATGCGCGACATGACATCTTCATAGAGATTGTCGTCTTTGGCTTCGCGCGATACCGCGACGGCAAGGCCGTAGCTGGCGTGGGTGACTTGGGTACGGTAACCTTCGTTGGGGAAATCGAACTGGACCGGTTCAAGTTCAGGCTGCTGTGTCGCGAGCCCGAGCCCGGCCCTCTCAGTCATGAACTCCTCAAAAGCCTTTTCGGATGGCTTGGTATCAAAAAACTGCGGATAGATCGGCGCAAGCCGTTCGTAATCCATCCCGAAAAGGGCATAGAGCCCCGGCCAGTATTGACTTGGTTGAAGTGAACGGTCGATGACTTGCATCGGGCAATTCCCCTTGGGTTAAGCCCGAAAAAGGGCGTGTACGGTAAGCACTACCACATTTGGGGTTAAAGTGTCAAAATGGACCTTGATTTTGTATACACTTAGCCTTAAAGGTGCTTGATGACATTCGTTTCGCCCAAGCTAAAGCTTGATTTAGCGGCCCCGGAGAAAATCGAAAACCTTGCAGAAAAGCTGGACGGAAACCAGCGGCGCGAGATAGCAACCGACGTTCTGGAATTGGTTGGTATCGACAATAACAGTATGGCCGACTGGCTAGGCAAGGCAAAGGGCTACCTTGACAGCATAGATAGCGATGTCAACCAAAGCGCTCCGCAGGACAACGCAAATGCGAGTAGCGGCAGTGACCAACCGCCTTCAACAGCGTTGACGCTTTCAGCGGTCATTCAATTTACAGCCCGCATTACCAGCATGCTACTTTCCGAACCGGATTTGGCGCGTGCGTCAGAACCCGGTGGCGAGGCGCTCGCATCTTGGATGTCATCGCAGCTTCGCACCGTTGACCCGGATTGGGTAACCGATACTGACCCGCTAGTGTTGCATATGGCAGTGACTGGTCTTGGTTGGCGCAAGCGCTGGTTTGACGAACACGCTGGCGAGTACCGCAGCACATGGCTGCCGGTTGAAGAAGTTATCGTTAATGCCAATGTCAAGTCGCTGGAACGTGCGCCGCGCGTTACGCACAGTATTAAAAAATACCCTTATGAAATTTTGCGTTCGATCCAACTTAAACACTGGATTAATTACGAGCCACGTTTTGACGATATTGATCCGCAGGAACTTCAAGATTTTTATGAAGTTGATATGTGGCTGGATATGGACGGCGACGAATATGATGAACCTTGGACGCTGACAATATCACGCGAAGATACGCCTTGCGTCGTCAAGTGCATACCACGTTGGACAGCCAAGACTGTTATTGACACCAAAGAAATGTTGATCTTCCGTCCTTCGCGCCGTTACTACGCTTACAAGATGATACCGGACCCAAAAGGTAGCTTCTTTCCGCGCGGGTTTGGTTGGCTGCTTAACCGGATAGAAAAATCCGCAGACAGTTTGCTTGCGTCAATTGATGACACCGCAAAATCAGCAGCGCAAAATGGTGGTATCGCTTCTATTGGCGGGATCGGCATTCCTGACAAGATTGAACTGAACGGGGATCAAATAACTACTATCCCGACAGACGGCCAGAAAATTGGCGACGTACTTTCGCTGTTTCCAGCCAAGCAAGTCACGCCGGGCATGATCGGCACGCTGGATAAAGTCCTGACGTTGGGTGACCGATTGGCCGGTACCCTGAACTTGCTGGAAAACGCTCCCGCGTCCATGACCGCCACGCTGGCAAAAGGCATCCTCGATAACGGCGCACAGGTTCAGAACGCGGTACATCGCCGCCTTGTCGGAAGCATCACGGAAGAAATTCGCGCCTTCGCGTCCATGGCAGATGCGAGCGGCCACCTTCCGGAAGGAGTTGACGGTAACACTCCAATTGAAATAACTGCCGATCCAAACATGGCTACTGAAATGCATCGTGGCGTGATCGCGCAGGCTTACCACGACATGCTGAAGTTTCCCATGGTGTTTAATCCGTTTGAGGTTGGACGGCGTTACGCGGAAACAATGCGGTTCCCTAATCCTGATAAACTGATGGCACCGCCAATGCCGAAACCGCAAGCCACACCGCAGGAACAGTCCGAGTTCATGCTTAACGTTAAAAAGGAAGAAACTGCTCGCATGAAAGTGCAGGCCGCCGCCGTGGCGCAAGTCGCAGCCGGTATGAAGTCGCTGGCTGAAGCGGGAGCGATTTCCGGTAACCTTGACGGAATGGCTGCTTACATACTACGACTTGAACAGGCTGTGGAGAATATGAACAATGGCGCGGATGCTATCGGAGCAGGAAGCGGCGGAATGGCTCAACCACCCGTTAACCCTGCAACTCAAATCCCTGCTGGCGTCCAAGCAGGACCGGCTGGTGTCGGAGTTCCTGTCGGGCCAGCCGCTCAATCCGGTTCGACAGGGGGAGGGCAAGTGTTACCGCTGGCTCCTAACCCTACTAACCTTGCCGCCAGCTAATTTGATATCGGAAATCAGGGAGAATAAGTCTTGAGCATATATGGATTTGATATTCCGCATGAAGCGGGCGCACCGTGCCGCGATCTTATTGCTATCCAGTTGCCATATCCTCCGAGCAAAGTTCGCAGTCTGTGGATACCGGAGGTCGCGCGTGAGTTTGGGCAACATGGCGTACAATGCGGTATCATTCGCCAGATGGGACCGCTTGCTTTCCAATACAAAGACGGTAACGGCGTCAAAACGCAAGAAGCCAGCGTTGGCGATTGGGTGTTGATCCGTTGGGGTGCAGGCACCATGTTCCAAGCTGGCAAAGGCATTCTGAACGCTGTTGGTGGCTGGCGGTACCTATCCAGCTTCAACGATGTTATCAAGATTATTCCGGCAGCTGCGATGCCTGATCCTGCAACATTGGAATGGACAGACGAAGGGGTTGTTGACGGAACGCCGCACGACCCTATGCAGAATAATCTTCCTCTTGACGATGTTGGCGTGCGTGAACGCACTGTGTACCCATCTGTTAGGAATTACAAATGACTGACTTTAAAAGATACCGCCGCTCACAGGTCGCAGAAATGGCAGATTGGGAGCCCGGTTTTGACATAACTGGCGTTTCTATATCTGAACCTGACAAAGAAGCAGGTTCACCAAAGCAGGGTGATAAAATTGCCCGCAATCCGAAAAACCATGCAGATAAGTGGCTAGTCGCAGCTGCATATTTTGCTGACAACTTTGAGACACTATAACATGACCGACATGGCAACATTGATGCGTCAGCAACTAAACGCATCCTTAACCAATCAACTAAACGCGGCTGTGCAAGCTGGCGATATCGCCGCCGCACATGCTGCTACCAAAACCATTGCTGAACTAGCAGCGGCATCTGTTCCGCAGCAAGCAGCGGCAACCAAACCAAAATTTGACAACGAAGAAATTCGCAAGACCATGGCTGCTAAAGCGTCGTGGTTTGGTACTGACCCAAAGAAGTCCGCTAAAGCAGTTGAATTTGCGAAGAACATGGAACCTACCGCATTTGAAACTGTGGAGAAATTTTCAGATGCGCTTATCGCTGCGGTCGATGACGAATTTAAGCCTGCTACCACTAAACCGGAGGACGGCGACGAAAATGAACCTTCGGAAGAAAAAGCCCCGGTTATTAAAAAGACGGATGCGCCAACTGGTGATACCGGGCGGTCAGCTAGAAGCGGCAGTTCATCTGGACCATGGGGTAAGCTTTCCGATGCGCCAAAGGATGTTTCTGACAACATCAAACGGCAGGCTGAAAAGTTCACGCGTACCAAGGAAGCGAAAGACAAATTCATCGTCACCGCGCTAGGCAGTGCCTACGCGGACCACCAGCGCAAAACGGGAGCCAAGAAATGAATGTAAACCCAAACCCAAGCCCGTTTGGCGGTCTAGCTCCAAACCTAGTTCCCAACCCGCCAGCCGACATGCCGGAAGCGCCCGGCGCGAAAGACGCCATGGTGTCATTGTCGCCGTTCAGCAAGCCGCAGGATGTCGACAGTATCATTGCAAACCTGACGCTCGACCGTCCGTTGACACTTTACATTCCAAACCGGGAAAGGTACCCGGAGTTTCAATTCCGTATCATCAATGACACGCCGCAGGAAATGGCAGAAGCACAGCGCAAGGGTTGGCAGCCGGTTGATGACCATGAACTTGTCAAACTGTTTCAGGACAAGGTTTCCGGTATCGACAAAACTGGCAAGATCACTCGCCCGCTTCTCATGGCGCGTTCAAAACAGATTGGCGAAATTATTGCCAAACGTCATCGTCAAATGTTGTATGATCTTTACCAAGGCATGGACCCGGCCAAGAAACAGTTCAACAGCAAGTACGTAAACAGCGCGCCAGCTATCGCCAGTGGTGACACAAAAGGCGCGTTCAGCTTCGCTAAGATAAAGGTGTAGTTATGAACTGCATCAACTGCGACAACTATGGTTGGGTTTGTGAAAATAACGAAACCGTACCTTGGAGTGGTGAAAAAGATACGTGCAGTGGGGCAGGCATGCCGTGCCCGAAGTGTAACGCCAGTGACGGAAAAACGATGCCAAGAAATTTGCCCGGTTCAACATTGATTTGGGACATTAGTAAAGGGTATATACACTGATTAGGCATCAGCCCTTAATAGACCGCCTAACTGAGCAACTAGACGGTAACCGGGAAATGGCGCTGTCCATCCTTCGCGACAGGGGACACGTCGAACGCAACTCGGAACGGTTGACGGCGGAAGGGCTGCACCGTGAAGCGTTAGGTCCAGCCGGTCGCGCAATTGATCGTGCCGTAAAATCCGGCAAGCACCTAGCGCGTGACTATCAGTATGATTACCGAACAAACCGCGCTACCTTGAGGAAAAAATGATTTTTGAAATATGGCTGGATGATACCAAATACTGCACCGTTGACGAAGTTGATTACGAATGGGCAAAGCAGTGGCGCTGGCACGCCATGGCGAACAGCACCGGACTGAAATTTTACGCTACGCGAATGACGCGCGACCGCGCCGCCGGTAAGCAAATCAGAGTGTGGATGCACAAAGAAATTTTAAAGCGCATGGGTAAGCGCAGACGATCTATTCTGTATTCAATTGGTGACCACGAAGACGGCGATAGCTTGAACAACCGCAGGCGTAACCTGTCGTGGGCTACGCTGAAAATGAACAACTGCCCAAAACGACGACAACAAAAGATGTTGGAACAAAAAGGCTATTTAATTGACGTTACCCTGTAACGCATAGTCATTGACGCCAAAGCTGTTAACCACAGCATCAAGCCGGTCTGGTGACCGTCCTATCTCTGCGCGTATCTTTTCCTTTGGTGTCATGAACAGCCGGTTAAGTTCATCCCGGCGACAAGCACCCGAGCCCCATTTATATTTTGAACATTCTTCCTGCAACATTTTATCTTGCGGCAAACGCACCGAACCATTCAACCACATCATAAACTTGAAGTGCAACTCTGCGCGCTTATTGCCAAATTGAACAGCGTTAGCTGCACCACTGCCAAAATTGACTGGTACCACTCTATCAGCTTGGTTACGCATACGCAGACGACAAGCATCGACCAGTCCCTTGCCTAAGCCGCCGCTGTCGATAACGATAACGTCCATTTGAAACCGGCGATACTGCTGTACCAGCCAATCAGCCTGAACATTTTGGTCTTTGGATTTTATTTCACCCCAAATACGTTTTCCGATAACCTGTCCTTCACGGTCACACACATACGGGCTGTCTGCGCCATCACCAGCAGGATCAACCGAGATAATCTTTAACGCCCCATAGATTGGTTCAATCTTGGACAGCATAGCTTGCTGCACCAATGATGCAGGGAAAAAGTCCATTGTGCTATCGGTCATGAAGCATTCGGCATACGTTGCCGGAAACTCTTGCCGCGTAAGCCGATGGATCATATCAGGCTGACCGCCGTTCATTACAGCGAGCGCGTAGTTCTCACGCCAGTACCAATACAGCTGCGCCAATGTTAGCGAGTGCATCCTGCCATAGTCGGCAAACTCACGCGGCGGTTGCCAGTTTGCCGGTGGCGTAAACACATATTCCGGCATCGTGGCCCATGGCAGGAAGTGCAGCCGCCACATTCCTTTGTTGCCGTCGCTATGCGCTTGTTCGCACATATCGAAAAACATGCCACTCGCACCGTTGCCGGTACTCTCCATTACAATTTCAGTATCGGGAATATCCAACACCGTTTTCATCAACCCGGAAGACAAGTCTTCGCTGTTGTCAAAGAAACCAGCTTCGGACATATGCAGTAAATGCGTATCGTCTGACCGTCCTACGTCGCCACCCTCCGCAGACGACACCTTGTAAACCGATTGCAATTTGTCAAAAATCAATTCGCGAGCGTTTGAAGCGCTAACAGATGGCTGCAACTGGGGCGGCAACCCGTTGTAAAATTCCTTTACTTCGCGGTGAAGGTTTGTGGCGCTGTCGGTACGATGAGCCACGATATGAGCGCGGACACCGCGCCCTGTAGCCGTGCGATGAAAGAACCGCGAACCGATATAGGTGCTAACACCCATGCGCCGGGCTTTTGGCACCAAGGCACGGATACGACCATGCTCCTTCAGTTCTTCGGTAAAGCGCTTGTCCAGCGTCATCTGCGCGTTATTGAGCACGAACAGCTTGCGCTGCCCGCCTTCACGCGGTCTGATCTTCAGATATGTTTCACGGTACCAAGCAAAATCTTTAAGCCTGTTATTGGCACGTTTGTCTTCCCATGGAAATATAAAATTCATACATCGTCAGTCAGTCATGGGCTCGTTGAAATCAGCGATCATGGCGTCAAGCGTGTCTTCCGTTGTCAGTAACTCAGCATCAGTAACAGTACCAGCTTGCGCACCCGTTATTAGGTCTTTAACAACTTTTACTGCTGGCGCTATATCTTGGCCTACGCTGACAAGCGTTTGAATGACGCTAATACCCTTGAGAGTGAGCGCAAGAATTGCTGCAAAGTCCATGGTCAACTCCCAACGTTCACGCCATTTGCGGCGGCTTGTGATTTGATGGCAGCAATCAACGAAGTCATGTTGTTGAACACTACAGTAGCGTTAACCTGATCGTTGTTGCGAACAAAGGTCCGTAACTGCGTAAGATAGACAGGTACTTGACGTGTGAATACCTGCGCTTGATAAATCTGACCACGGCAAGCAGGCGGGATTAAACCTTGCTGACATGAAGTTTTCCAAGCCTTCAGTCCAGCAAATACAATGGTGACCGCGCTTTCCATTTGGTTAAGACGTGTTGGCGTTACCGGATTGGCGATAGACGCCGTACCGAGTTGAAATGCAGTTTCAACGTTTTGAAGCGAAGCACACGCGCCAAGCGATAGCGTTAGCGTGAAAGCTAAAATAATTTTGCGCATTTAACTTCCCTTCGCGGTTTCTGTAACAGCAGTTTCGGCACCAACAGTTGGCGCAATTTTATCCACTTTAGGATCAACTGCAATCGCGGATAAGGTCTGGTTAGCTGCCGCATTTACCGTGAGCTTCTCTACACCCGGCATCGCTAGCACATCCTTGACTTGTGAAGTTTGACCGCTAAGGGCCGCAAGGATGCCTGCGAGGATTGTTTGCACAAGGCTGGACGCGGTAACAAGGGTTTTAGCTACGTTAGTCCCAAATAAGTCAGTCAACTGAGTTGCCGAACCGGCCAGCACCCCGAGCACTGCTAAAGTGATGGCAAGAATTTGGTTTCTGGTTAAATTCATGCTTGTCCCTGTGATGCAATGAGTGTATACACTTTTGGCACGGTAACACAACCCAAAGGGGCTAACAATGCACACCAGTTTTGAGGACATTAGCGCAAAGGAAGGTCATATTTACCGGGTGAACGAGGAAGGTGAATGGATTTGGGAGCGCCCGCGCACCCGGCGCGAAGCTGGTTATCAGCGCATCGCGTTCTACGTGGCGCTGGCGGCTGCCGCAGCAACGCCTATCGCCGTCGCGCTGGTATTCCTCCTAACCTAAGACGTAGGCTGGAACCCAAGCCAAGGGTACTGTGCGATCAATATAGACCCAACCGGGTTGAAGTTCAGCCCGCTGCCAATGGTACCAAAGTCGGTTTCGGCATTTATGGCACTGGAGAGTGCTGCGCTAACCGACTGGCCGCCGGTAGAAGGGGCGGCAGTGCTAGTAGGAGCCTCGCTGGTGGGGGCTGCGGGTGGGGCGGCAGCAACCGACACCCCCGGACCAAAAGACGCTCCTATGCCTACATTAGCCGCTGTGGACTGCCCTCCAACGCTGGTACCGGTTGGAGTGCCCGGAGCCGTAGCGACTGCGGTCGGAGGCAGGCTGAAGTTGATAGCGGCGTTGTCTATATCGTTAAAATTTTGATTTTGGTTTAGCGCAACACTTTGTTGCGCGTCACGGGATGCCTGCGCAGCTAGACTGTCAGCAGTTGCATCTGGCGCCACCCCTACAACGCCTGTGGGGCTTTGACTGAAATTACCAGTAGCACTTATGTTAGGTGCCACTCCTACGACGCCCGGAGGGCTCTGGCTAAAGTTACCGGTAGCAGAAACAGGGCCAAGTCCTGCCAACGCGGCGTTGGCTGGTGTTGACGTGGTAGTTACGCCCCTGCCGGGCAAGCCAGTGGCGGTCATGTAACCTAAGTTAATAGCTTCCTGATTTACCTTCGCTAGGGTAGCTGCGTCTTCTTCCGCCGTTGGTTCATTGACTGGCGGTGCTGTTAAAGGCGTGGTGACCGGATCAGTTGGTGTCACGTTAACGGTTTGAACCGAAACAGGAGCGGTGTCAGCTAAATTGTTGCTTTTCCCAAGCGCAGGCGCGGCAGCTTCTGCCGGTAAGGCTGCAACCGCAGGCGCGGCCGGAGTACCAAAGTTCTCTCCTAGCGTACCAAGCGCTGCACCAACAGAAGGCCCAAGATTGGCTATGGCAGCAGCGGCAGCAGGACTTTGCGATACCCCCAAAGCATCAGCCATCGAAGCTATGCTACTGTTAGCGGTCGCAACACCAACATTTCCGAAACCACCGGGTGCACCCGGCGAACCGCTACCATAGCCACCGATACCGCCAAACCCGCTTATACCGTTACCGTAGCCCGCAACACCAAAACCACCTACGTCACCATAACCTACACCCGGTCCAAGCGCAGCATCAGCATATGAACCAAAGCCGGGAGTGTTCGCAGGATCATTGCCGGGGGTGGCGTCAGTAGGACCGAAGCTGCCGTATCCAGTAGTAGACACGCCGTCAACACCGGTCGCCAAACCAGTTTGCGCTGCTTGTGCGTCTGCTAGTGAAGCGTTATCACCAAAGCTGCCAAAGTCGCTAAGGCTTACGCCGGAAGTGTCACTGGTGCCTGTGTTATCGCTTACGCTAGAGCTATCGCCAATACTGCCATCTGCGCCAACGCTGCCATCAGAGCCGTCGCCGCCATTACCACCGTCGCCGCCACCATCACCACCCATTACGACACTCCATGATCTTTCATGTCTGCGTAAGGATCATAATTGATTGGAGGGTACCATGCACCATTGAAAAGTGCTTGCTGCCGAAATATCGGTACGCGCTGGACGTGACCGCTATCAACAAAACCACGGTTTACGTAATTGTGCCCCCACGTTTGCCCCGACACCATCCCATGTTTTCGCGCTAGCGCGTCCAGAAATATGTACGGTTTATTGTCTTCCATATATTTGCCATTAACAAAGACACCAAAATCCACAGCAACACCGTAACCATGACAACCGACAACACGAAGTTGTGTAAAGTGTTTTGTAAAAAGATAGCCTTGCCGCGTTTGTGAACGATACGTTTCCAGCACGCGAAGATCATGACCTTCCGCCTTTGCTTCCGTAACCATATCAGTGACCGCTTGACGTGTGCCCGGTTCAAGCAAAGCCATGTCTTTGCAAATTGCATCTGAGCGAAACGCGGGTGAATTTCTGATTACGGTATCGTAAAAGCTCATGTGATAGCTGCCAGATAAGTTTTGAACAGGGAAGGTGTTGCCGCGACATATGCCGAGCCGTTCCAAAGGAATAGCGCACCTTCTGACGAATAACTTGGTGTGGCCGGTTGAAACCACATCGTAGTCGATTGGTTGGCTACCGGCTGCGTTGCAGCGATTGTGATATTGAACAGCCCGCACCGCGACAGGATGTTTACAATTAAGTCCAATCCGGGAATTTCGCCCTTCTGGACACCGCCAGTAACAGCACGCGCGAGCCCAATAAAGTCAGTTGTCGGTGTGTAGCTCATTTGTCATTTCCTTATCCAGTGCGAAGCCAAAGACCTAGACTGTTAACATTGCCGAGCGCGTCAGTAACACCAAACGAATACAAGCTGACAAGTACCCATGTTCCGGGGTATGCTGCACCAGCAGCATCAAAGCCACCAGCAGTAGCCGTCCCAAGTGCGTATGTGCCAATAGCACCCGGCGTTGAAGTTGGAGTTACAGTAGCCCAAACTGGGTTAGCTGCCGGTCCAGCTGTTTGTAAAAACTGACCGTTCACACCCGGCGCAAGTGGCGTCCATACCGTTGCGTTGCGGTACAGGATGCTACCCTGCGAACCACCAAATGCGGTATCAATAATCGCAGACGTTATCTTAACAGTTTTGAAAGATGGTGCTGATGCGCCATTTGAAGTTAAAACCTGATCTGCGCTTCCCGCGCCAGAATTTGCCCAAGAAGAACCGCGCACAAGCACGCCGCCAGCAGTCGCGCCAAATGCAGCATCAACCGCAGCCGAGTTTAGAACAAAGGCAGCTGAAGCGCTTACCCATGACGGATTGGCAGCCGCACCACCCGATTGAAGTATCTGACCGGACGTACCCGGCGCAAGCACAGTCCAGACTGTAGCGTTGCGATAGAGAATATCGCCTTGCGTGCTACCAATAGCGTCTAGCCCAGTACCAACAATTGAAGAAGAACTAGTCCACGCCGGATTAGCACCAGCACCACCGGTTACTAAAATCTGTCCAGCAGTACCCGGCGCGAGCACTACCCATGCTGACGCATTGCGATAAATGATATCGCCTTGCGTGGTACCAAGCACATCAAGAAAACTGCTGATCTGACTGTAAGACGTTCCCGGTAACGGGTCAGCAGGCCATACGTTGGAAGCCTTTGGACCATAAATACCACCCGGCGCATCTTGACGCAAAGCAAGGTCGCCATTTACGCCAATCAAGTTTGATGGTGCACCGGTCACCAGCCAAATGGCGAGAGCGTTCGCGTTGAGGCTGACCGAGAGATACGTAAAGAACAACCCCGGCGTGGCAGGAACGTAAGTTGTGCCGTTCCACAGATACAGCGTACCTTCAGCTGCGTAATCTGGTGGCGACACGGAAGGTTTAAACCATGCAGTGGTATCTTGATTAACAACCGGTGGTGAACCGGAAATTATAAGATTTAGAATGCCAGCGCGACCGAGCGCAGCAATAACAAAGTCAAGCCCCGGCATTTCGCCTTTTTCAACGCCACCAGTTGTTGCTCTCCACAGACCAACAAAATCTGTGAGATAATTATATGCCACTATGAAAGCTCTTTTTCATCTTCGGCAGTGTAAAGCGGGTTAATGGCGAGAGTATCCACCAACGTACCAGACGACTGCAATCCAAGTTCAAGCACCGGGTCACCTGCGGCATCCGTTACAGGTACCGGAATAATATATTCAGATAACAGACCAATCGCGGTCAAGCGTGACGGCTGCACAGACGCGAGCGGAGCGCCTTCAGTAAGCAAACCGATTGGCAGAACGGTATCACCAACAATAATGGTACCGGGACCGTCGCCATTTTCGGGCCATCCAGTCCAAGTCTTTGGCCCCCAAATAATGGGAAACATGCCGTAGTTGGGGTAACCAGCCCATTGCAGGAAGTAGTCACCTACAACGCCGATTTCGTTGTTCGGCCCGTTGGGTCCAAACCATTTCAGCGTGGTGCGGTACGTAGTGGGAACCACCCACAAATAATGGCCCCAATCGTCCAAACCATTAATGTCACGTTTTTCAAAAAGTTCAAACGTGATGTTGTCGATATACAGATCGCCAATCACGCAAGCTTGTGGCACAGGAGGACCGAAGCCACGCAGGATCGGGCCAAACTGTTTAGCCATGAAGGGGATGCTGGTACCCGGAAGCCCCGTGTCAAAACCTGACATGATTACTGCCCACCTGAGTTTTTAGATATCTGAAGCGCCATTGCCAAACCGGTACCGTCAGTGTTGTTGATGTCTAAAATGCGCAACCGCACCCAACCGTCACGATTAGCAACCACGCCTTTTGCAACAATTGTATTTTGAAAATTGTCCATCGGCCATGCTTCCGCATCAGTTTGACCGCCGATAGTTTTCATTTCCATTATCAACTGCATTTCCGGGGCGGAACCCGGTTGCTTTGTCACAACGGATGACGCCGTATTACCAAAAGTAAGAAGCGCGCGGCAGGCGTTTATTCCGATCCAGTCGCCTCTGTTGACCGGAAGCCAGCCGGTAGCACCGCCGACAGCATCCGAAAACACTTCGTCATACTGTATGTTAATGCGGGTATCAGAGCCGCCCGGTCTATAAAAAATGTTAGCCTCCTATTTTCGGCCCTTGCTAAAGGCATTGGTTCCTCTCATGGACGTGCTGCTGCCGCCGCCGTCGCCATGATTGGATTTCGACAGGCGACGGTTACCGCCTGAGATATCTGCCACCGCGCTAGGATAGCGCTGTAATTTCCCTTTCGGGAAGCCACCACGACCGCCAAATTTGGTGCAATTTTCACTGATGCTGTCGCCGGGATCGTTTCCAAAACCGTTCGTGCCGTTGTACTTCATTTTCGCTTACCTTTCCCCTTCCGGGCTGGAATGCTGTTCGCGAGTATAGTCGAAGCACCGGGCCGGAACAAGCCGGACTTCTGCGCCAGAAAATAGGTGGCTTTCGCCTGATCCGGGTTAACCTTTGGCAGTTTTTTCGGTTTCATTATTTACGGTCCTGTCGGAAATGGCTGCGTAGCTACTACATAGCTACTACCCGTGTATCTAGCCGCTTTTGTAATACGCAGTTCGTCTTCCCAACCATCCACAGAAGCGCCTGCTGCGACTGCACCTCCTATGCTGAGAATAGCTGGTGCACCGGGATTATGAATAATACTGTTAGCTGGTGTAGCGCTGCCAACCATCATCCCATTTGTATAAAATCTGAACGTGCCGCTGCTGTCTTTAGTTAATGCTATCGGAATTTGACCGCCTGTAAAAAGACCAGCACCGCTAGACGTGATAGTTTGAATGTCTGCGAATGCTCCCGTGGGGGACCATAAAAAACTTAGCTCAGAAATCCCAGAAGTACGAAGCCAGAAACCAAAAGTGCCATCAGCAACGTGGCTCAGCCCTAGCATAATTCTGCCAGCAGTAAACGTGTTAAAGTACGCCCAAAATTCAATGGTAAATGGACTTGAGTTAGCAGGCGATAAATTCCAGTCAGGACTTGCAGTAAAAAAAGCAAAATCATCAGTAGGTGCCGTAAGCAACGATGATGGTGCAAATTCAAATTGCGCCGTGCTGATTTGAGCAGCACCATTAACATTCGCGGTACCATGCGCGAATGAACTTATATCGTCCATGCCCGGCGAACCAGTAGAACCGTTCACGCCGTCAAACGGCATCAAAAGAACTACGTCAGCCCAAAAAGGATCGCCACTCCCACCACCGCTTGTTATACCAGCCACCAGTGGACGCTTCGGAGTTCCTTCCGGTGAAGAACCAAACCTAATAGGAACCAAAGCTGGCATTTAATTTTCTCGCGTTGTTCTGCGGTTTTCTTCTATAGACATTGACACCGCATTTATTTGTTCTCGTAAATTTTCAAACCCGGTACTCATTTCATGTTTCAAATCGTCATGTGCATCTTTTACATCACGCTTAAATTCGTCAGCAGCTTTGTAATAGCTATCTCTGCGCATGTACATTTCTGCCGCTATGGCGCGAAATTCCATTGCTTTCAATTCCAGTTGATGGATACGATCACCAACACTGGCAATGACGTTACCAAAATTAGTTGTCTGTATTTCTATTCGGGTCGCAAAGTCATTGCGAGTAGCTGCAATATTTTCTTGGTGCGATGTTGCGCCACCCCAAACAAGCTTGAACAGCACTGCTGCAAGACCAATAGTTTGTAAAAATATTCCGGCCAGTGTAGCAGTTTCAGATAAAGTCACGGCGTACCCCACTTGTTCTTTAAGTACGTTTGTAACGCAGCCACTCCTGTTGAATTGGTAAAGGCTGTAGAAATTCCAGCCTCTCCCATTGGGCCGTTCCACTGTGATGTGGAAGTGAACGCGGCAATACCTAACGCGAGAGTTCCAGAAGCACCAAAAGCAGCATTTAGAGTTGATCCTGTTGCAGATGCACCATCAACGTAATTAGTCATTACCCCGCTGCTGTCTACCGTGACAATAAGTGTGTGGGGACCGGTGGCTAAACTGGCTGATGAAGCTGTAGAAGCATTCCTGTACAACACCCAAGCATTGCTACCAGCGTTACGTCCTATTAAGAATGAAGCGTTGTTGTCAGCGTCGTTGCTGCCGCCAGCAAAGTACGACATCATACGCCCGAACGATCCCGTGGCCGGGTTCATTTCAATAGCGAAGAATGCAGTTAAAGTATTTCCGGTTCCAAATGCAAAACTAGTTTTTAATAGCGCACTGGAACCTCCCCAGTTAAAAGCAGGAAGACCATTGAAAGCAACTGCGCTGTATGGAGGACCGGCAACAGATGTAATGTCGTTGCCATGACCACTCAGGTCAGTGGCGTTGACGATGTTACCTGTAGTTATAGTAAGGCTGGAGAATTGACTTGCGTCCCACCAGCCGATTAAACCAGAAACAGGTGGGGTTGGAGTTGTGGTGGCCCAAACTACCAGCGCGATCTTCGGGTTGTTGGAGGTGGGGCTAATGGCACTTGTTAACGTACCACCATTGCCATGAAGCGCAGCGGATGCGTGAACGCCCCACAGGCCGGTGCCACAGGCTGAAGAGAAGTCATTGGTCATATTCGACAATGAAGTCGAAACATTAACCGTGCGACTTGCGGCTGCGATGG